GCTGCCGCAGCCTCAATTTCGGAAAATAATCTATCTTTCGACAGTCGCAATTATACCTTCATCGGAACGGTATACCTGATGCCATTCTAATCGAGGAGGGAAACAATGACATACTCAAAATGGGACAAGCAGTCGCCAATATATGACGTTACTGCTGAACAAGCAAAGTTGAACAACCCGCTTTTTGCTACCGAGAACAGCTACCTGTTCTACCGTGAAGACGGAAGCATTATCGACTGTATGCCGATTTCCATGATTCCGAACCCCGACAATCTAACGGATGAGGACGAAATCTGCAAAGCCTATATCAAAAGAGTGGCAACAGTGCCAAAAAGCGGCATCGAGACCCTGCAAGACGAGAACAAGGAACTGCAAGCCAAAGTCAAGGCACTGACAGAATCCAACCAAATGTTGGAGGACTGCATTGTCGAGATGGCAGAAATCGTCTATGCGTAAAGCATTAGAATCAATCGCCAATTGGCTGTTGATAAATATTTTTGTGAAAGGAGACCGTGAAATGATGGCTATGCTGTTTGCTTGCAGAGTTGTCGAAGGACGTACCGAGTTCGAGCGCGTCCCGAACAAACTCAAGGCACAGGTTGCTGAAATCATAATCAATGATTTTGCACTGCCTGAAATCATCCCGACCGAGTACGGCGGAACTCTTGGCACTGAGGGATAAGTGCTCAACAAAGGGTAGGCGAAAAGCCTACCCCATCTTTTATCAAAAAATGGAGGAACAGCACTATGGAAACCAAAGCAAAACAAAGCTACGACGAACAACCGAACCCTCCGACGACCGAAGAGAACGTCAGATTGCAGTCTTTAGCCGCCGCCAACACATTGTGGGCTTGCCTTGCGAGAGAGGTCGCCTACGGCGAAAATGATTCCGAGACATCGGTTGTAGACAAAATCGAAGCGGTAGAAGCGACCATTGCGGGGAAAGCAAACGCTTCCCACACGCACACATACGGCGATATAAGCGGACTTTCCGTCGTAGCGTCGACCGGCTCTTACTCGAGCTTAAGCGGTACTCCTGACCTTGCGGAAGTGGCAACATCGGGCGATTACAACGACCTGACCAACAAGCCCGCTGCATATGTTCATCCTACTTCACACCCGGCATCTATGATAACCGGACTTTCCGACGTTGCGACGAGCGGAAGTTATGACGATCTCACGGATAAGCCGACTATTCCGACTATCCCGACATCGCTTCCGGCGAACGGTGGTAATGCTGATACCGTCGATAACAAACACGCAAGCGATTTTGCAACGGCAAACCATACGCATACGCAGTATGCAAGCACTGAGCATACGCATGAGATAAGCGATGTTACCGGACTTGCCGGAGAGCTTGACGGTAAAGCTGCGGCAACGCATACGCATAGCAACTATGCGGCAAAAACGCATACACACACGCTTGCCGACATATCCGAAACGACCGAGAAGAAGGTTATGACGGCGGCAGAGCGGACAAAGCTGAACGGTATCGCAACAGGCGCGAATAACTACAGTCACCCCGCGACGCATCCGGCAAGCATTATCACAGGGCTTGCAGAGGTCGCTACAAGTGGCAGTTATGACGATCTTACCGATAAGCCTACGTCTATGTCACCGACGGCGCATACACACGCACAGAGCGATATTACAGGGCTTGCAAATGCGCTCTCAGGGAAGGCAAGCACTGAACACACTCACGCGCAGGATGATATAACCGGACTTACAGACGCTCTCGCTGGAAAGGCTTCTTCGAGCCATACACACGGCGCGGCTACAACAACCGCAAACGGCATGATGAGCGCAACGGACAAAGCAAAGCTCGACGGCATTGCAACAGGGGCGAACAAGACCGTTGTTGATAGCGCACTGAGTACCACAAGCACAAATCCGGTACAGAATAAGGTCATAAATACTGCGCTATCTGGCAAGGCAAATTCGAGCCACACGCATACGCTCGACAACGTGTCCGAGACAACAACGAAGAAGATAATGACCGCCGCTGAACGAACGAAACTTTCGGGAATCGCTGAGGGCGCGAATAAATACACTCACCCGGCAAGTCACGATGTAAGCATGATTACCGGGCTTTCGACCGTGGCAACGTCGGGCAAATACTCCGATCTAAGCGGCAAACCTACGTCGATGACTCCGACCGCTCACACGCATGAGCAGGCGGATATAACCGGGCTTGAAACCGCTCTTGCAGGGAAAGCCGCTTCAACTCATACGCACAGTGCAGTCACAACGTCCGCAAACGGCATGATGACAGCGGCGGATAAGACAAAACTCAATGGGATTGCAACAGGAGCGAACAAGACCACTGTTGACACCGCATTAAGCTCAACAAGCACAAACCCGGTACAAAACAAGGTCATAAACAGCGCGTTGTCCGGAAAGGCAAACGCAAGCCACAATCACGATACAAAGTACATTTCAAAAAGTCTACAGCTGACAGCGGACGACGGCGATGTGTCTGTTAGCTGGACAGGGCAAAATGTTGTATCGAAATTTCTGGCTCTTCCGTGCGGAATGTGTACGGCGTATGCGGCAAAAGGAACTACAGGCAATCCGAACGATGATGAATCGTTCCGCTTCATTTGCCACAAAACCGGATCAGACCTATTCGGTTGGGCAATGGCTCACGGTGCAAAAGGCAGCGTATATTCTGGATATGTAGACAACGGAACATGGCGTGGATGGAAGTGCATATATGAAAGCACGAACAGCCCGCTGTGGTCTGGAGCGTATTACATGAATGCGTCTCAGACAGTCACGCCGTCAAAGCCGCTGAGTAAGTGCAGAAATGGATGGGTACTTGTATGGAGTGATTACGACGCAAGCACAAGCAAGCCTACAGGAGCAGACCACTTCACTACAGTTATACCGAAACTTAACGGCGGTGCTGCTACATGGAGCGGTCAAAGTGTGACACTTGCTATTCCTACTGCACTTTCCGATTCTGGCGTGCTTACAATGGCAGGAAAGAAAATCTATGTGCATGACACAAAGATAGTTGGTCATGCGGTAAATAGGATAGCTCCCGCAAACGATGTCGTTCTCCGTGCGGTCTATGAGTATTAAGACTGCGCGAAAACGCATTGAAACAAGCAAACTCATTCTCATTGTGTCATACGCAATGGCGGTCATTTTGACCGCCATTGTTGTTTATGGCGCGTTTGCCTGTCTCGACATGGTGAACGTTGTCCAGCTTGCTTTAGCGGCATGGGCAGAAGTGGCGGCGACCAATGTCTTCTACTACCGCAAAGCCGGTCGCGAAAACGTGCTGAAAATAGTCAAAGGTTTGCCGAAAGAAACACAGGAACAAATCGATCTCAACCAAATACTGAACAAGGATTGAAGGAGTGGTAAATAATGGTAGACATAACACCAATCATAAACGCTTATCACGGTATTCGCTATCCCTTATCTCAAGGGCAAAATCTCCGAGCAAAAGCGGAAACGCATAAAGGAGTATATCGACGTAGCAGTGCAAGCGGCTGAAAAACTGTTCCCGACCGTAGACGGCGAGAAGTTAGGCAAAGAGAAGCTGAACTATGTCGCCGAATGCCTTAAAGATAAAGGAGTATCGTTCAATGTGGACGACGTTTACGACGATGTTCGCATTATGATTGAAGCGGCTGTGAATGAGTTTTGCGGGTGAGGACATATCCGATATGGAAAATACCGTGTCCGAAAATTTCCGACACGGTATTTTCCGACACCGATAAACTGGACGCAAAAAATAACAATCTCAAAAATAACAATATCTTAAAAGTAACAAATTTAAGAAAGAAAGAAGCTCCCGCAACCGGGGGCTTTTTTCGTGAAAGGAGACGGCAACGATGGCACTCAAAGGAATCGACGTATCGACATTCCAAGGCAGACCGAACTGGAAGAAGGTTAAACTCGACGGTGTTGACTTTGCAATGATTAAAGCAACACAGGGGCGGTCGGAAACATCAAATATGTATCTCTTCACGGACTCCAAGTTTGCTTACAATATTAAAGCGGCAAGCGGCGAAGGGATACAGTGTGGTACTTACCACTACTTCACCGCGAAAACGTCCGCTGAGGTAAAAAAAGAAGCACAATGCTTTATAAAAGCAATGCATCCGTATAAGAAGCACATATCGCTGTATGCCGCCGTCGACGTTGAGAGCAAACACCTTAAGGGGTTGAGCAAAGACGAGCTGACAGGGCTTGTACTGCAATTCTGTGACTATGTGCGAGCGGCAGGATACACACCGATAGTGTATACCAATCCGGACTGGCTGAGAAATCGCCTGAATGGTATCGGGGATGAGCTTCTTTGGCTTGCCTTATGGCGAGACAAGCATAGCACGCCGACAGGCTACAAGAACATGGTCATGTGGCAGTGGGGCGGTGAGAGCGTCAATGGCATAGTCGGAAAGGTTGATAGCGATTTCGGGTATTTTGATCTCCCGAGCAAATACTTCCCCAAAATAAACTATATCGGTACATCTATTGTAGACGCGCTGAGCGTTATCAAAGCACCTACATCATTTGCAAACCGCCGCAAAATAGCGATTGCAAACGGCATATCCGGCTATATCGGCACTGCCGCGCAAAATACAAAGCTGCTGAATCTGCTCAAGCAAGGAAAACTGATAAAACCATAACGTACAAGCCCACTGGAAACAGTGGGCTTTATTTTTTTGCCCGAATCAGGAAATTATGAAGTTGGATTTACAAAAAATTCATAAAATACTGTAGAAACTATACCGCGAAAGTGGTATAATATATATACAGACAAGGGAAGCGGATAACCCAAACAACCGCGAAGGAGAAAAATCATGAAAGTTTTAAGTTTTTGGGGACATGAGTCCAATCCATTTTTCAACCCCGCACTTTCCGCCAATGGTGGCGGCTATTCTCAGCCGGAAGGCGGTGCGCTTGTTGAGCTATCCAACGGCTCTATTGCGGTGGTTGACTACTTCGACCACAATTGCGGCGATTTCGGGTGCGACACTCACGTCAACGTCGAGTTGCTCGACGGTAGCTCTTGGGGGTTCTCTTTCGGGAGCAACTCCGACAACGACTTCGATGAGGTCGCGCCAAGCTTCCGCCATGCTACCGGGGAAGACCTCGGCTCGCTTGCCGACCTGTGCATCAGTGCGGTTCTTACCGCGATTGATGCCAACTAAAAAATCAAGCTGTCACATCGGCTATACGGTGAGGGAGATAAAATCATGGCAGTAGCAAGCGTTAAGTGCAAGTGTGCAACCTGTGGTAAGGAGTTCGTTTACAGCAAGACTTGCCACAACAGAAAGGAAGCGGACAGCTTCGAAGAATGGGCAGAGGGGAGATTCGACGAGTGTCCGGAATGCCGCAAGGCGAGATGGATAAAGGAGCGCGACGAAAAAGCGAAGGCTCTAATTGAAAAGTACAACTTCCCCGCAATAGAGGGCGTGTCCGAGAAGCAGATTGCATACGCGAATACGCTTCGTAACAGATGGTTGGGCAAGGATAACACGAAAGAAGACTTGGAAAGGTTCAGCCGACTTCAAGAGCAAATGCACAGTGCCGACTTTGAAGACAAGTTGCAGAAACTCGCTGATAGCAAGTTCGATGGAGACACGAAAGCGGTACTCGAACGCCTGTATGAAAAGCACTGGGTACTGACCGTGTACAAAGTTTATAACGAAACCGACGCTTCAAAAATCATCGACGCACTGAAAAACGAATAAGGAGAGAACCAAAATGAGAAAAATCAACATCCAGATCGTAAACCATGAAGAATGCGGCTATTCAGTGGTCGTGAACGGCGAGGTACTTCTTGAGTGCCTTGCTGAGGATGAAGTCGAAGCAATCACAATCAAAGAGCTTGTAGAAATGGACAAGCAACATGAGGAGGATGAGAAATAATGCTGATCAGAGACAAGGACAGCGCAGAGGGGTACATTCACCTCTGTGCTGATAGCCACAAATACACGAAGGAAGCACTCGAAGAGCGGATGAAGATATACTTGCACGATATGACCGCTTACACCCTCATAGAAGGCAAAAACGGCGTAGAAATGGTACGGATTAAGTATTGCCCATATTGTGGGGCGGAAATCGAAAAAGACGAATATGAACGCTGATTTACAAATAATTCAAAAAATAATGTAGAATTTATACCGCGAAAGTGGTATAATATATATACAGAAAAGGAAAGCGGAACGCCAATAAAGAGCCGCAGAAAGAGAGAAACACCATGAAGAAACTGAGCAAGAAAGCTGAAACTTATCTCAATCGCATTGAATCGTGCACCAACCGCAATGAGATTGAAGGCATTCGAATTGAGTTTTCGAGAGACTGCAATGCCTATAAGCTTTCTTGGGAAGACTTCATGGTTCTTTACAAGGCACAGCAGAGCAAGCGGGCTGAAATTCTTAGCAAGCATTGGTAAGCAGAGTGACTGACCGTCGAGAGACGGACAGTTAATGCACACGGCGAAAGCCGTCCGGTCACAAGTCCGGAGAAGGAGAGAACATGGAATTTATAGCATACGCAAAAATCAAGTGTGACGAAACAGACCCTGTGATTTTATGGACGGAAGAACCCGATACAGACCTTTACAACAACACAGTTCTCAAGTTGCTTGTAAAGACGGATTCAAAGACAAAATCCGTCAAGATGGAGAACGGTATGGTGTCAATCGAAAGATTGAGCAAAAAGCTGTGGCTTAACTACGACTGGAAAAATCATAAAGTCATCGGAAACGATGATGAAATTGTCGCAACGGCGATAATCATAAAGGTTGAGCCTGAAACGAGAACAAAATTCTGGATAATAAAATAAATGCACAGAGCCGGGTAGTCAATCCCGGCAGAAAGAGAGAAACAAAATGAGAATCAACGGAGAATATGCAGAGCGGCTTATCAGAGAAAATCAGAGGCTTGCAAAGGAAGTCAAGCAGAATCGGTCGGACATTGAGTTTCTGAAAAAGTGCCTTTACATGGCACTGAGTCAAAGAAGCGCAATCGTACTCGGGAAGGATTTCGAAACACTGAAAGACCCGGAGTTTGAATTCGATGAGAACATCAGCGGAGAAGCGATATTGAAGGTAAGACACAATGGCTGAATGGAAAGGCATGACAATAGAAGAATCGTTCATCAAGACTAAAACTGATAGATCAGTGCTTTTCAAAATGCCGCGATACGGCAAATACGACGGCTTCACATTCTGGCATCCCAAAAAGTTGGTGCAAACTGGATTCGGTGAAGCTGAGATCAGATACACAGACGAATTTCAATTTCGGCTGCAAAAGCGGGAAAAGGACATGAGCGGGCGGTGGGAAACAACGGATGAAGCGACGCTGACACCGGAAGAACTGCAAGCGGCATACTCCGAGGAAGAGCCGCTGATATACACACCGAAACCATTAGAGCCGGAACACGCAACGGCAGATGAGAGTTTGATAGATGATGAGTAATAATACAGAAGCACAAAAGCGGGCAATAGCAAAGCTCGGGCGGCTGAAAGTCGGAGCATTGTTCATGGCAACTGGCACAGGAAAAACGAAAACGGCACTCGATCTTATTGCGTCCAAATCGCACAAAATAGACTATGTTTTGTGGATATGTCCGTATTCGCTCAAAAACGAAATCGAAGCCGAGCGGCAAAAGTGGCATCCGGAATTGAATCTCGATGTCATAGGCTGTGAGAGTATCGGGAGTAGCGACAGAATTTATCTCGAATTGATAAAGAAGACCGAGGGGCAACGGACGTTCATCGTAGTTGACGAGAGCTTAAAAATCAAGAATAGACACGCAAAGCGCACTGATAGAATTATCAAGTTGGGCGAACAGGCAAAGTACAAGCTCATTCTCAATGGTACTCCAATATCGAAAAACTACTGTGATATATGGGCGCAAATGCAGTTCCTCAGCCCGAAAATACTTTCCATGTCATACAATCAGTTCTACAACACCTACTGCGCATACTACACGCGCGGTAGATACAAAGGACGAATAAAGAACTTCGTAAACATCCCACACCTGATAGATAAAATATCCCCTTATGTGTTCGAAGCGTCACTCGACATTGAGACACGAAAGCAATATCACGTGAAATGCTACCATACGCCAATGGACTCGTATAAGAATTACAAGGACGAAATATTTGATCAGTATTTCAATGAAGAGCGGGACGATCTCAACTTCAACGCATTCGCAATGAAGCTGCAAAAGTTCTACACGTCGCATTCTGACAGAACCGAGAAAATGAATGAGCTGATACAAGAGATAAACGATCAGGTGATAATATTCGTTCGGTTTATTGCGAGCATTCCGGAGGGGGCGCACAAGATAACCGGAGACGAAAAGGCGAAAGAGCGGAAAGAAATTCTCGGAGCATTCAAGCGCAAGGAATTCAATGTGCTTTACATAACATATGGTTGCGGCTCGTTCGGGCTGAATCTGCAATTCTGCAAGAATATGATTTTTGCGGAGCATACATGGGACTATGCCGTGAGGGAACAGGCTGAAGCTCGAATATACCGCATGGGGCAGGGCGAAGAAGTCAACTATTATGATATGATCTGCGGCGGTGTGGGGCTTGAAGACCTGATATTCAGGTGCATATCTCGCAAAGGCAATATGCTCGATACAGTCAAACGCGAAATCCAGAAGCATAACGGCGGTGCAAAGGAATTCGTAAAGAACCTATAAATATGAACATCAATTTACAAACAATTCAAAATATGATGTAGAAATCATGCCGCTAAAGTGGTATAATATATATGTACTCAAGAGAGAGTACAGAAAGAGAGAAAAACATCATGACGGCAACAGAAATGATTGAGAAATACAGAATATCGCTTGCTTGCGGTAAAGGTAGAGAGGGCATGATTCAGATTAAAGAAGCGAGACGAATCAAAGCGGACAAAATGCTTGAAGAAGTCCTCGCCCACAAGCCTGAAATAATGGCAATCCTCACCGCCGAAAAAGAAGCGAAAGAAAAGGAAGCCGCCGAAAGAACCGCGAAAATCAACGCTATTGAGGGGCTGAACGAAATCAAAGCGGCAATTGCAGAGCATGAGCTTTATCACGATGAATTTAATGCCGCAATGGAGAGAGGGGACGGACGACTCCCGTCGAGACCGGAATCGAACATCGGTGAAATGAAAGCAAAATATCCTCGCGCTGCCGCTTATCTCAAAGCTGAAAACTATGAGTATTCCGCGAACTACGCACAGGCAAGTGCAGGACGCAAAGCCCGCGAGCGTATCATAAACGGAGAGGATTACGAGCAGGTGCTCACTGACATGGAAAAAGAGTGGTCGGACTACTGCAACGAACACGTGTGGGACTGAATATCAGCAAACCGAGCCGGGCGGTTAAGCCCGGCAGAAAGGAACGATGTGTTTTATATAGGCGATTGGGATAAACAGAAAATCATTTCGTATTACATCGAAAACAACGATGTGAAAAAGGTCTTAATCATATACAACAAGCAGCGGAGCGAGTATACAACCGGAAAAGAGACGCGATACATTGAATTACACCATGCAAAAGAGCATGAGATACATTATGACCTCTTGCAGTATGTGAACCGATATACGCTGATTGTGCTGGATGATTTACTCATATCACAGCAGAGATACATGAATGAATACAACTGTGTTGCAAATTTCATCAATCAGACTCCGCATAGGCTTGTCTTCAACTATCTTCCATTCATCGAAGAAAAAGACGACTTTATGATCTTGCTCGACTTCTACAACAGGGTGAAATACAAGGGCGAACGGTTTGATTATGAACTCTTCAAGGACTTCAAGTATTTCATAAAGCCTGTGCATATCAAAATCAATTTCCACAACGTGAACGTCACGGAAGAAGACGAGAGGGATTGCAATAGACTTAGAGATGAGTTATTCGCGAATATCGGGCTTGACAATCCACAGACAATTCCGAACAGACTATCAGCAATGTGCGGAGATATAAAGTACAAAGCTTTATCACCTTCTATGTCGCTTACCGGAAGGAATCGACGCTATAAGAATCTCACCACATTCAAGGATACTGCTATCAATCCGGTTTTGGAGTTCCCGGTCAAACGTCAAGATTTCGTTGAATGGATTTCAAGGACAAAACAGACGGAGATCGACGTAATGACAAGTCGGTTAAGCATGGATAGGTGGTACGAACAAGATTATCTGAACTGGATAGAAAGGCTCGAAGAATTTTATGATAAGGCAAACCTTTTTAGGGATAAACGTGGTTGAAGCCACACGAAAGAGAATAGAGTGGATTTTTGACCACTTCGACCACATTGTCGTGAGTATCAGCGGCGGCAAAGACAGCACAGTCTTAGCATATATGGCACTTCAAGAAGCGCACAAACGAAACCGAAAGATAGGCATTTTCTTCCTTGATGAAGAAGTTGTGTATCAAAGCACGATAGATCAGATACGTTACCTGATGGAGCTTTACCCTGAGAACACGGTCAAGATGTGGTATCAGTTGGAGTTTAATCTGACGAACGCGACAAGTCTTGACGAAACACAGTTTAAGGTATGGGACAAAAACAAGCAGGATGTTTGGATGAGACCAAAAGAGCCGGACAGCATTACAAAGCCGACATGGGATATCAGCAAAGAAACAATCCGCAATAAAAAGAAGGGCTTCGGTTTCTTTGACGCAATGGATAACTTCGTTGCGACGTACAAGGACACGGCATATCTTATCGGTCTGAGAGCCGCCGAAAGTTTGAACCGGTGGAGAGCAGTAACAAAGTATGCCGGAATCCCGAACATCTATTGGAGTACATACCGCAACAACGGAAACTATAATCTGTACCCGCTGTATGACTGGAACTTTCAGGACATATGGAGATTCCTTTACGAGAACGGAGTGAGATATTCCAAAATATACGACTATCAGTACAAGAAGGGACTCGGTATGAAAGATATGAGAGTATCGAGCTTGATACATGAAAAGTCATTCCATTCGTTGGTCGAGTTGCCGGAATTCGAGCCTGAAACGTATGACAAACTGATAATCAGGACGCAAGGAATACAGGTAGGAAACATTTACGGAAAAGACGCTTTAATGCTCAGGTGCAGGAAGTTGCCGAAAAACTTCAAGGACTGGATTGCTTATAGAGATTTCTTACTCTCGACGGTGAAAGACAATGATATAAAGGCGATATTCGAGAAACGGTTCTCAAAGCAGCTCAACAACAACTACGTCGCACGGCAACAGTGCAAGCAATTGATATTGAACGACTACGAAAACAACCTCGGAATAACGAACGGCGAGGATAAGCGAGAAAAGGCTCTGAATTATTGGAAAGGGGTTCTGTATGAGAACGATACAAAGTGAAAAAGGAGAGATAAAGCTCCCGTGCTTCGATGTGAAGCTGGTCGATATTGATATGGTCGTAGCGAATAACTACAACCCGAACCATGTGAGCGTCAACAATATGTTACTGCTCGAAGAAAGCATTATGAGCAACGGCTTTTGCTTCCCGGTAGTAACAATTTACGACAAAGAGAACGACAAGTACGTCATCATTGATGGATTTCATCGGTACTCGATATTCAAGGACTATCTGAAAGCAAAGGAGCTACCGATTGTCGTGCTTGACCATAATCTCAGCGAACGCATGATAGCAACGGTGCAGTTCAACCGGGCAAGGGGCGTTCATCATGTGGAACTCATGAGCGATCTGGTTAAAGCACTGGTCGGAGAGGGCGTAACCGATGAGCAGATAGCCACAAGCCTTGGAATGGAGATGGAAGAAGTCTACCGTCTGAAACAGATAACAGGCGTTGCGGAACTCTTCAAGAATCAGCTCTATAGCCCGGCATGGGAAATGCGGGACATGGAGAAGAACGTGTACTATCAAGGAGATTGACATGAAAAAGATTTACATAGGCGAGCAGGACAAGCTGAAAATCATCAATGACTATCTTGCCAACAATGATATAGACAAGGTGTATGTCATTGGCGACGACTTAGGAATTGGGGAAAACATCAAATTCAGCGACACAATCAGGTATGTGTACTTCTACAGACTCTTGCAGGAAATCAGCCAAAAATCGCTGATAGTTCTGAATGAATGTCTGAGAAAGCAAGACCGTTATGACCTCACATATAACTGCATAAGGCGTTATTGCTTGCAGACCTCTAATGTACTCATCTTCAACTATTTCCCCATTATCAAGCAAGAGCAGGACTTCATGATACTTTACGATATGACGCAGAATAATCCGTTTCTCAAAGAGCCTTACAAGTACATGACCCATTTCGAAAACGTGGAAGTCGGCACGGTTGAGTACAACGTAAAAAAGACGGATATAACCGTTTCGGACGAATGTGTCAGCGCGTATGAAACGGAAAAGGAAAATATTATCCATCAAGTAAAAAAAGACCCTGATATAATTCCCCGCCGCCTTTTGAAATTTAGCGAAAAAAACAAACCCGATGGGTACGACAGGCTTGACAAAATCAAGCCAACCATGAATGTTGTGGTGAGCAACTTGAAGGTCGATCAATACTATTATAACGAACTGATGAAGTTCGGGGAGGAACTTAACAATGTCTTACAAAGAATACACGGATAAAACCGTATTGGAGGCAAGCAGAGAGCGGATAAGCTACATATTCGATGAGTTCGAGAGCATCGTTGTGAGTATCAGCGGGGGGAAGGATAGTACGGTGCTATGCCATTTAGCATTGGAAGAAGCCAAAAAGCGCGGGCGCAAAATAGGCATATTCTTTCTTGATGAAGAGGTGGTTTACAAGAGTACCATTGAACAGGTCGAGTATCTAATGAGCCTTTACCCTGAAAATACAAACCGCTTCTGGCTTCAAATTCCCTTCAATCTCACCAATTCGACGAGCTTTGCTGACGGACAGGTTAAGTGTTGGGAGATTGCAAAGAAACCTCAGTGGATGCACAAAAGGAGTGAGAACAACATATTGACAAAATGTTGGTCTCATGAAACGCACATAGCCGATAAAAACAAGGGGTTTGGGTTTTACGATGTCCTTTACAACTTCGAACTATCTTTCAAAAACACTGCATTTCTGGTAGGGCTTAGAGCGGATGAAAGTTTGAACCGTTATAGGACGATGATCAAAAACAAGGGGTACAAGGACATTTACTGGAGTACCAAGAGAGCAGGGACGAACTTTTCGTTCTATCCACTTTACGACTGGGGCTTCCATGATGTGTGGAAATATATCGGTGAGCAAGGCTTGAAATACCACAAGTTCTATGATTTTGCCTACAAAAAAGGCAAGCACATAAACGAAATCAGGGTGTCAAGTCTGACACACGAAAAGAGCTTCAAGTCTATTCAGGATTTGCCGGAGTTTGAGTTTGACACCTACGAAAAACTGCTCAAACGAATAAAGGGCATATCGTTTGCACAGGAAACGGCGAAAGACAGAAAGATGTTCAAGGTGCAGAAACTGCCACAGAATTATAAATCGTGGAGAGAATATAGGAACTTCTTGCTTGCCACATACCCCGACGAAAGTAAGAAGCCGATATTTGAAAAGCGGTTTGCAAAACACCTTGATAACGAATTTGTGGCAAGGCAACAATGCAAGCAGCTTGTTCTGAACGATTACGAAAACAACTTCCCGATAAAAAACGAGGAAGACCCGATTGTGAAAAAAATAAATTATTGGAGGAACGTATTATGAAAATCGATATCCCGTGCCTGAACACGAAGCTCGTAGACAGAGACTTGCTTCAGGCGAACAATTACAACCCGAACAATGTGCCAAAGGATAAGATGGAGCTGTTGAAGCAGTCGATTATCGACAATGGCTTCTGCTTCCCTATCGTAACGATTTGGAGCGAAGAAGACGAGAAGTACATCATCATTGACGGCTTCCACAGGTATACAATGTGTATGCCTGAATGGCTCGACATCAAGCAAGTACCGATTGTCGTACTGAAACATGATCTGAGCCAGAGAATGGCGGCGACGATTCAGTTCAACAAGGCTCGCGGCGTTCATGCTGTCGACGGCGACGCTGAAATCGTCAGAAGCCTGATAGAACAGGGGCTGAGCGAGGAAGAAATCAGTAAGCATCTCGGAATCGACATGGAAACTGTGCTGAGATACAAACAGCTAACCGGAATTGTTGAACTGTTCAAAAATGTGGAGTACAGCAAGAGCTGGGAAGTAGGAGAATTTGACGACGGTGAAAATAAGTAACATCCGTATAACGCCAATATCAAACGAGACAGCTATTGCCTTTCTTATGGAAAATGGAGCAGGGAAGCAATATGTTTATATTCGCTCTCATGATGAATGGATAGGCGCGTTCGAACAAAACACTCTAATTGCAGTAGGCGGGTGGACGCAGAAACAACGGTATACAGAAATCGGAGGGGTGTTTGTTAAAGAGCAATTTAGGCGGCAAGGGATTGGAAGCCTGATAAACTCAAGATTATTGGCGCATATAGGGAACAAACAGATTGTCGCTTATGCCAGACCTGGAGAATCGAAGATACTTGCCAGACACGGTTTCACCGTAAAGTAGACGCTGATAAACGGGACTCATAAAATGGTAAAGGATAACGGAGGGACAAAAATGAGATATGTTGTTAGAACCGTAGATAATGACATTCGTCGGGAAGAAAATGTCAAAATCTTACGTCAAAACATCCCCACACTTGAAATCTATACCGACACGGAGCACGACGGTTACAAATCGTGGCTGAATGTGTGTGACATGATTGACGAAACCGGAGCAATATTGCTCGAAGACGACGTGAAGGTATGCGACGGATTCTGCGAAAAGATAGAATCCATAATAAACGAAAAGGGCGCAGATAAGGTCTACAACTTTTTTGAGAAGCCCAAAACGTACTTTAAGACATCGTATGTGGGCGGTAGCCAATTCATGTGGACACAGTGCGTGTACCTGCCGCCACATCTCGGGCATAAGATGAGGGAGTACTACGACGAGTTCAAAACAGCAAGACCGAAGCGGTGGCAGGGGGCGGCGTATGACCTACTGACTGCTTACGTCTTGACAAAAGAAAAAGCTAAATACTGGAGAATAAGACCCTGTTTGGTACAGCATCTCGATTTTCCAAGTCTCATAGGGAACAGACCGAGAAATCGTCAAACTCCATATTTCATTGACGATTTAGTCGAAAAGGGGATAAAGTACGATGACTTACAGCCTACCGAATAACAGCGTGGTGAAGGTTCACGATATTTTCGAACCGTTGCCCGAGTTTATGAAAAACGCAGACTGCATATTTACGGATTTGCCGTACAATCTTGCACTGCTGAACGGATTTTACACCAAAGCCGAGAGAACCGATTATAAAAGCAACTTTGAATGCTTTTATAAAAGACTGTTCGAGTGCATCGACGAGATACACCCCGACAAGCTCTTTCTGGAAATAGGGAAAGAATATCTCGCCGAGTTGATTATGGAGTGCAAAAAAAGGTACAAGTACGTTACCTTTTATAACTCATCGTACTACCACAAAAAAGACAACAAGTGCTATGTAATTCAAGCGAGTGAGAAAAGGATGAAGTTGCCGTTTGATTATATGGACGAAGAAAATATCATTCAGTACATTTGCGAGAATGTAGACTACGAGTGCATCGGCGACCTGTGTATGGGCAAAGGTCTTGTTGGATGGTATTCATATATCAACGGAAAGCCTTTTGTCGGAACAGAGCTGAACAAGAAAAGGCTCGCCGTACTTGTGGACAAAATAACGAAGCATCAAAAGGCTTGAATATGCCGCGAATGCGGTATAATATAGGGGCAGCAAATAACAAAAAAGGAGATGATTCATGTAATGACGTTACAGGAGAAAAGAAAAGAAGCAGGATATTCGCAGAGCGAGTTATCAGAAGCATCAGGAATAAGCAAGCGAAGCATACAGCATATGGAGCATGGCGACAGACTGCCGGACAAGGCACAGCTTGAAACGCTCTGCAAGCTCGCATTAACGCTTAACTGCCCGATTGACGACTTACTCACACAGGATAGCACAAAGGAGCTTTACATCAAGGCAAAAAGACTATAAACCCAAGAATAGCCCGCGCATTGTTGCGGGTTTATTCATACGGTGAAAAGGCAGAATATTCTCTCTATTTGTGAACATCAATTTACATAAAATTCAAAATATAATACAGAATTGATACCGCGAAAGTGGTATAATATATACATACAAAAGAAAAGCAAATTGCGGAGGAAACAAAGCATGGACGCAATGAAAATGATTCAAACACAGATGGAGGGAATTAAACTCGACATCAAGTACGACAACGAACGGCTTAACGAAATGGTCGAGCGTTTCAAGGAGAAAGCACAGAGATATACCCCAATCGACATTGTGTTATGGGACGCAGGGGCTGACCATAAGAGAATCACTGAGATTTACGACAAAATCAAAAACGAGAATGAACTGCTTCGAAGATTGCAGTACATTCTTGAGAGAGCGGATGAGACCTCAACAAACGCTTGATAGAGAGCTTGTTGGAGCTTGTTAGAATAAGTGAAAATAATCAAATTCAATCAACCGAGCCGGGCGGTTATTCCCAGCAGAAAGGAAAAAACATGAGCAACATAAAAGTCGGAGATCGAGTCGTCGTGACACACGAAAACCATGAGCATTGTATGAAGATAGGAACGACCGGAACGGTCAAATACATAGCGTCAAGCATTGGAAAGGTAGCAGTCGAATTCGACAAACCGTTCGTGCATGGGTATTCATGTAATGGCACGACTGCCCCTTATAGAGGACAGTGGATGTTTGTCTGTGATCTGAAAGTTCTCGGCGATAAGAAGAAAGTAGAAAACAAGAGCGAGTTCCATGTAGGCGATACGGTGGTTCTCAAAACAAGCAGTAGTTGTAATACCTTAACTGCCGGACAGGAAGGTCAGGTCATAAAGGCAGAACATGGAAGTGACAACCTTTTGGTGCTACTAAAGGGCATGAAAAATTGCTACTGGCTTCGAGCATCGGAACTCGACTTAAAAGAACGGTTAAAGCCTGACTGGAAAATTGTAATTATCCCCGATGGAGATAAGACAATCGCGAAACTTTATCGCAATGGAAAAGTCGAAAAGGGCGCGACCGTTCAGAGATACCACAAGGACGAATATGACGTATTTACCGCCGCTGATGAAGCTGTAAAGAAGCTGTTCGGCAAGCAGGAGAAGCCCGAACCGGAAAAGCCGAAGAGGTTCACTGGGAGGGCGGTTTGCTGCAAAGCACCGATACAGGGATTTACCGTAGGGAAGATATATTCTTTCAAAGACGGATTTTGCGTTGACGATAAAGGGGTAAAACGACCCGATTTCAACTTCCTTCACGCAGACCTTGATAAAACCTTTGAAACGTGGATGGAAAACCATTTCATCAAGATAAAGGAATGAACCGCAAAAACGGAGGATAACAGTGAATATCGAAACAACGCTCGAAGACCTCAATGAACTCATCGAGTTCGCAAAAGGGCACGAATGGGATTTACCGATAACAGCGGCGGAAGACCTTGAATGGGCGTGCAAATGTATCAAGGGACTTCAAAGCGAAGCTGACAGATGGAAAAAGCAGTACATACAGACAAACGCAGAAATGAACAGGCTATTCAATGCTCTGATAACCACACGAGAGCGGCTCAACAGAGTGCTGAAAGTGCTGTCAAACATAGACTGGGGCGATGAAGGAAATGCGGAAGCCACAGTAAAGGAAATCACAATGCAGTTGGCGACGGAGTATGACACGGAGGAGCAAGAATGAATCAGGAAGAAAAGAAGTGCGAGGAATGCACACATTATGAATTGTCGAGGGATGATTTCCCTTGCGATGAGTGCGTTCACGCATACAACGGCAATGAGGATATGTATATCCCGGAAGACAAGCCGCATATCAAGGACAGCGGAGCACGCCGAGAATTTGAAACTGGAGCTTGCCGCGATATTCAAGAAGGGAAAGGACGTTGTGATCTCTTGCCGCTTGACGTGATAGGAGAAATGTTAGACGACGATGTTCTACGGAGAATAGACAACTTCGAGAGGGATTTCAAAGTAATACATCTTTACGTATGCTTGGAACGGTTCTCCGCACAGCGCAGATGGGGCATTGACGGTGCACTTCTCGAAGTTGCGAAACATTTTGAGGAAGGCGCAAAGAAGTATGGCGAATACAACTGGCAGAAGGGACTTCCGATTCATTGCTATATTGATTCGGCAGTGCGGCACTACTTGAAATATCTCAGAGGCGACACGGATGAGCCGCATGACCGCGCGTTTGTATGGAATATTCTCTGCTGCGCGTGGACAATGAAGAACAAGCCCGAAATGAATGATCTGAGAAAACAGGAGAAAGAAAATGCGTAAGATAAGATTTTTGCTCGCAGCACTGATAGCAGCGGCAACAGCCTTTACCGGAAGCTCATGTTCAGAAGCCGATACGGTGAACTACAACATATCGCGACAGGCAGAGTATTTCGAGTGCCAGCGGCGAATAACCGTTTACAACGCCCGAACGGATAACATCATCCTCGAAATGGAAGGGTGTATGAACATCTCGAACAACGAAAACGGCGAACTGGTCGTAACGGTCAAAACCGGGGCGAACACGTACAAGAAGAATTACGTGTATCTCAACGAATACACGCTCTATGTGGTCGAGGACATCACCGGAACGCTGACGAACCCCTATGACTACAAGATATATTTCCACACGAACGTCCTGCCGCTTGAACCGAATGTTGTTAATTGATCGGAGGCAACGGATGAGATATTTGCCAATAATCGCGCTAATAATGGCAATAACGGCACTTTGTATCAACATAATCAACTTGGTAATGGTCTTCGGGGACATCATCAAATGAGATATATTGACGCTGAGGTGACAAAATGAAAATCTACGATCATTTCAACAATGTTAAAGAGGTGAAACTTCCGGACAAGCAAATCCGGGCAATCCTTGTATGGGTATTGAGCGGAGACGAAATCACCACAGTGGTATTTGAAGACGGCTCTACATACGAAGCTTATATTCCCGACCCGATAGACGGCTCGAAACGGTTTCACGAAGGCTCGTATGTCGTGGCGTGGGACGATATCAAGAAGTGGCTCGAATTCAAACCGACACCCGGAAGCATTGCGGCGGTTGAACGGATGATAATGTTCAGCGAAAAAGGAGAACGGTATCTGAGATGATTAATGAAGACTACACCATAACTGAGGTATGCCCGCATTGCGAGAACGAAATCACAATGCAGTGGAACGTCGAATATTTCGGATATATGGCATACTGCCCTGTATGCGGGAAACGGCTCATGCTGTGTTCGGCTTGTCATGACGATACGGATTCATGCAATTACGACAGCAACAGCGATTCTTGCAAGTTCCATTGCAAAACGGATGAGCCGTTGACTATCGACGAGTTAAAGCAGATGGAAGGAAAGCCGGTATGGATTATCTCAACGGATTATTTCGGAGACTTCCGGGGAATGTGGGACATCGTAGACAGAGCAGACGAAGGAAAAATCGATTTCAGTCGTTCGTGGGATATGTACTGGACGAACTACAATCACAGGGACGAAGGCGGAAAATTGCTCAAGAACTCATGGGTAGCGTATCGGCAAGAACAGGAAGACAAGGAGAAATGAATATGAACCCTGCAACAATCAAGATGATGTGCGGTCTGAGAAAAGACTGTGTAGACTGTCTGAGAAAAGACTGTGTAGGCTGTAAGTACGAATATGAGGGTGGGAAGTGTCGACTCAATACCGTTCCGTGCTTTTGGAAGATAGACGGCATAGAGGACGAGCAATGGAAAGCATACGAAAAGCTGTCTCCGGAAGCTCAACGTGTCGTAACGGAGCTAATTAGGCTGTTAGCGGAGGCAGAGAGATGAAAGGATTTATCGAGGTGACAAGCACTGGTGGCGAAGTTGTCTTGCTGAACGTCCAGCATATCAAGTTTGTGATAGAGACCGGAGACAGTTGCTGTATATTCATGACGACCGATGACAAGCCCATTGCGAATATCTGTGAATCATACGGAACAGTAAAACGCAGGATTGAGGAAGCGATGAGGTGAAGAGCTTGCTTGAAGCAATGAGGGACAAATGTAAGAAACACGACGATTGCGAATATCGCGATGACAAGCATTCCTTCCCCTATACGGATGAATGCGAGGATTGCATGATGAGGTGTTCGCTAACGGCTGGAGATATCGAAGCAACAGAGAAAGAGAGTAAGAAAATGAAAATCAAATACATAATTGAGTACAAGCTCGAAGGCGAGCCGGATAAATGGCGGTACTATCACGCCGCAGGAAACGAAGACAAGGCGTGGGAACTGATGGAAGAAGCAAAGCGACTTGAAGGGGCTTTTGAGGTCAGAATGCGTGCAAAAGTTGAGCAGTCGCATATTGCCGAGGAGTGGAAGAAGTAACGCAATGACACCTGAATTGAAACACGCGCTCAAGGTGATAAGGGACGAGTGCAAAAAGCATAACCGATGTCAAAATTGCCCATTGGGTATGCTCACTCATAACGGAGCAACCGACGAATGTTGGTGGGATTGCAGGCTTCTACATGGCGAGTGTATTGACTTTTTGCCGTACAAATGGAACATCGAAGCATGGGAGAAGGAGAACGAGAATGGATGAGTGGATAAGTACAAAGGACAGATTGCCCAAAACGGAAGATTATGTCCTCGTTTGGTATCACGACAGAATCTGCACTGGATATTACCACAAACCGCTTCCCGAACCGCCGAAAGGAAAATTCAAATGAACTTAGTAATGATAAGCATTCATCCGAAATGGTGCGGGCTGATAGCGAGCGGTGAAAAGACGATTGAGGTCAGACGAACCCGCCCGAAGTTTGATACTTCGTTTATGTGCTACATCTACTGTACACAAGACAAAAGACTATCATTTTGGACAGGGAAAAAGTACAGCTACGCCGATGCGCAAAGCCACAATGCGTTTGACAAGTGCGGTAACGGCAAAGTCATTGGCGTGTTTACCTGTGATAAAATCTATGAACTTGCGCCACTGAACCATGCTCCGGACGACGTAGAACAGCAAGCATGTCTTTCGCAAGAGGAAATCGCGCGGTATCTGAAGGGCAAGGGATATGCTTGGCACATCACCAACGTAAAAATTTTCAACGAGCCGTGGTCTTTAGATCAGTGCCTGAGATCAAGAACAGAACATTGCGGATGGAGCGAATGCGACCTTTGCGAGTATGGATACGAAGACGAGAATGCCAAGTATGGCTATAGTTGCCGGAACATCATCACACGACCGCCGCAGTCGTGGATGTACATAGAAGACAACGGCGAATGAAAATCGTAGTTGACAAAATGCCGACAAAGCCGAGCGAGTGCTTATTTGCAATCACCGACGAAAGATGGGCGGAACGCAACAAATGCCTTTTACGACGTGACGAAGCACCATTCAGAACGATTTATGATTGGTGCGAATTGCGCAATGGTGTGGTTTGCCCATATCTTACAGAAACCAAAGGAGAAAATAATGCGTAAGATCAGGTTTTTACTTGCGGCACTGGTAGTAGCCGCAACAACCTTCACTGGATGCACTGAAGCGTCCACAGCGAATTATAACATATCGAGACAGGCGGAGTATTTCGAGTGCCAGCGGCGCATAACCGTGTACAACGCCCGAACTGACACCATCATTCTTGAAATGGAAGGGTGCATGAACATCTCGAACAACGAACACGGTGAACTGGTCGTGACGGTTAAAACCGGGGCGAACACGTACAAGAAGAATTACGTGTATCTCAACGAATATACGCTCTATGTGGTCGAGGATATCACCGGAACGCTGACGAATCCCTACGACTACAAGATATACTTCCACACGAACGTTCTGCCGTTTGAGCCGAACGTAGTGAATTGAGATGAAAGGGGATAACGAATGAACCGTAAATATTCAATTAAGAGTGTTATCGCCGCAGGGCTGTTATCGGCTCTGATATGCACGGTGGTACAGTCATGCAGAGACGAAGCGAATAGCACAGTCAAAGCAACAGAAAGTGCACGATTTGAGCTGATTGACAGTTGCAATTCCGACACTTTCAGAATATACGTCGATAATGACACGGGGGTGCAGTACCTTGCATATAAACTCGGCAAATTTGGAGCGGGCATTGTTGTTATGGTTGATAGCGAAGGGAAACCGCTTATGAAAGGAGAAGGGAATGAAACAGACTGAAATCATAGCGCAGCTCAGGAGCTTGCGCGAATCGCAGGCAGACTTCGCAAGGACGAACGGCGATAAAATTTTCAAGCGCAATGTTGAAGCACTCGACGCCGCTATCGAGGCGCTGGAGCGGATCAGGTGGAGGAGAGTCGGGGATAGACCGCCGGAGGACGGCAAAGAGGTTCTTTGCTGGTACGAGTATTTCCGCTATGGCAGCTATAATCGTATGTTTCAGACATACGGGATCGGACAGTGTTATAAGAAAATGTGGTGTGGAGAAGTGGCGAACGGAATCCGTGCGCGAGTGATCGCGTGGATGCCGCTTCCCGAACCGCCGAAAAGGAGAAAATGATGGCTGAATATATTGAGCGAAGCAAGGTAATTGAACTGCTGAAAGGCACCGAAGTAAACGGCACACCGTACATGAAACGCATCGTCAAGGCGACCGTTGATCTGGCAATCGAGGCGATTTCGGACGACGTCTTCGCTGCTGACGTCGCGCCGGTCGTCCATGCCAAGTGGATAATGAAAGATGTATCCGGTGAGATAAAAGCTGTCTGCACGCACTGCGGAAAGCCGAACAAGCAGTACCAGCCGCCGTACTGCCCGCACTGCGGCGCGAAGATGGATGAGGAGGAAAACGATGGCTAAATATATCGACAGAGAAGCAATGCTCGAACAAATCACAAGGCGTGAGTCCAAAATGGTTGGCAATAAGATGATTGGAGTTTGAAATATTTATAAGAAAGGAGAAAATCATGAGCAAGCGTAAATATGAAAAAGGCGCATTGGTAAAGTCTATGGATGATTTGTTCAAGGCAACGTGGTTTATCGTTGAAAATGGCAATCATCGAAAGACGCAACACGTCGGTTGGCTAACATCAATGCAAGCCCGGTGCATTCATGACCTTATCTTACGGAGAATGCTGTATTTTGCAGTGCCGATAAAAAAGGAGAATGAAAACGATGGATGAATTTCGCCGAGAAGAAACACCATGCGCACGGAAAGAACACCGATGCGATCTATGCCATCAAATGATTGCTAAAGGCGAAAAGTATGTGCATATCGTGAGCAGCGACAGCGGAGATGTTTTCGACAGCAAATATCACACAGGTTGTTATGATTTGGTGTGCCGATATATAACAAACGAGGGCGGCTATGTTGACGCATTTGACGAAGCAAACGTGATTGACGATATGCAAGACCGAGTTTGTTTGGATTGCGCTCATAAAGCAGAATGCGAACTGAAATACAGACAAACACCGACTTGTCCGCATATTGTTGAAAGGTATCTAAGATGAACTACAAACGCTACTGGGAGCGAAACGGAACGCGCCGACCATTCCCGCCATTATATGAAGCTGCAAAAGCATACGGTGACGAGATATATTATCCAACACCCGAATATGTCAAATCCTGCTTATGCAAGTGGTGTGGAAGTCCGATCACAAACAAACGTAGGAAATCATTTTGCTGTGATAAATGCCAATATGAATTTGCGCGAATGACAGTGTGGAATCGTGGCAGAGACGCATATTCTTTGCGGATTCTATACCGCGACAATTTCACTTGTCAGGACTGCGGAGAATTTCACGCGCACAAAAACGAATACGGAATCTACATACCGATAGATGACGGAAAACTAAACGTACATCATATAGTGCCTGTCTCAGAAGGTGGCGGTGATGAGCCAACAAATCTTGTTACGCTCTGCATAAGCTGTCATCTCAAAAGGCACGGAAAGGTAAAACATGACTGAAAACGAAAGATTACAAGAGCTGCTGTACAGGCTGCGCGAGATAATGCCGGAGATAGGCGAGAATCCCGTTGCCGACGAGATGTACAACATGGTGTCTGAGTATGCCGAGAACACGGACGAAGACGTTGTAGAAGTAGTAAGGTGCAAAGACTGTGTGAACAGTGCGGCATATCCGTGGAGACCGGAGGATTGCCTCTGGTGTCCAGTAAATAACCGTCCTGTACGTGTTGATGATTTTTGCTGTGAAGGTACGAAGAAAGAGGAGGTTGAGCAATGACATTTGATGAGCTGTTAGAGCAGATTAAGGCTGAGGGAAATCCGTAAGAAAGACTTGCAATACAGGTTGCTCAACTTAGCGCGGATATGGCGATGGAAATGATAAAAGACTACGACATGATAAGCGTTGTGCGGTGTAAAGACTGCCGATGGTACGCACATGACAAGCTCAAAGGTGGCTTTTGCCGAATGCCCTTAAAAGCGTCAATGTGGACACCCGGATTGCCAATCGACGAGATAAAGCCGGATGATTATTGCAGTCGCGGAGAAGTGAAAGATGATGAAGATTAACCGGGATGGCGACCGATGGAATTTCGATCTGAGAACACAGAAAACAACAAACAGCGATGTCAAATGTTGGCGTTGCGGGTGCGAGTTTGATTTCAGAGAAGATGAAATCATTCGACAAGTGAGCGTGCTTCTGAGCATGAAGAGGGGAATAGTTCATTGCCCTTGTTGCGGTGAAGATGTTGAGATATGGAAAAGGCATTGGTCAAAATATGAGTAGAAAGTCGAGGGATAAGAGAAATGCCACACACAATTAGCGCATATCAATGCGATTTCTGCAATCGGACATTTTATCGTAAAGTGGACGTGCTGAACCATGAACGCGCTTGCAAGTACAATCCCGCCCGGAGAAGCTGCTATACCTGTAAGCTCTACGAGCGGAAAGAATACACCAAAATCGAACCGGGATATTTCGTTGGTGAGGAAGAGCATGAAATCACCGTAAAGGGATATGTTTGTACACGCCATAATAAACCGATTTTCGAGAAACCTTATTTAATAGACTGCGAAGAAGGCGACGGGATATGCGACATTGACGGCAACGCTAAAAGCGTGCCTATTCCCGGAACGTGCTTGTGGTGGGAAGCAAAGGAGAAGAACGATGATTGAAATTACCAAACCCGGAAAAGAGCCGTACGACATTAAAAAGTTCGTTTGCCGGAATTGCGAATGTGAGTTTACAGCAGACAAGGATGATTATTTAAAGCGTTACGGAACGCGAAACATACCATCAGCAGACCCCGACCACACATATATAGCACCGTGGGAGACCACCGTTGCTATATGCCCGCATTGTGGCGATGTAGTCAAAATATTCAATATCCGATTGCGCCCAGAGGAGAACATATGAAAAGAGTTATAATCAGGCTCAACGACAAGTCGTTTATCAACGTCCCCGGTGATAGCATAGATGTTCGCGACGGGTTTGTATATGCGTGTAACGGCGAAAACGTTGTAGCTGTAGCCAAACTTGATAGCATAGATGTTTGCTATCTCAGCGAGAAAAAGGAGGAAACAGAAAATGCGTGAAACAGACATTGAGTATGTAGTCGGCGAACCGACGCTGACCGTGTACACGGCAGAACAGAAACACGTTCGGAAAATAAAGGAGTACATTTCCGAATACCCCGATGAGGTGAAAGTGCTCAACGAAAACGACGACGGTTCAATGGTAGTCAAAATGCCCGCTTCATGGATGAGATTCCCGAAACCGCCGAAGAAAATGAACTACACTGAGGAACAGCGGCAGGAAATGGCTGAAAGGCTTGCGGCTTACCGAAAGCAACAGAGCACACAGCCGGATGAGCTTCAATTATGAACGCTAATTTACAAACTGTTCAAGGAAACACTGTATAATTTATCTGAATATTCTGATATAATATATATGTGCTAACAAAGAGCACACAAGCGGCATTGTATACGTCGGTTACTTCGGTCTGAAAAACCCCGGTGTGTAGGTTCGACCCCTACTCTCTCACCAAAAGTGAGAGATAGTTCAATTGGTAGAACAGGTATACGTTACTGATGTAGTTTTTATCCGCTTGTACTATGGGCAGATGATATAACGGCAATTATACATATGAAATGAAGGTTCGAGTCCTTCTCTGTCCACCAAAGCCGCATTGCATATAACAGTTACTTCGGTATGGAACGATGTGTCGCAAGTTCGATTCTTGCTGCCCCCGCCAATGGGGGGTGTAGCTCAGTTGGTAGAGCAATTGTAGTAAGATGCTGTTATAGTTTTTATCGGCTTACTTTGACTCAGTGACGCAATGGTAGCGTACATGAATTTTAATCATGAAGTTGCGGGTTCGAGTCCCGCTTGAGTCACCAATGAATCGGCATTGAATGCAACGGTTACTTCGCATAATAGTTATACCGTTACAGCTTTTTATCTGATTCATACCAAAGCGGCATTGCAAACGACGGTTACTTCTTACATAAAGAAAGATTGGTTCAATTCCAATAATGCAGGCTTCCGCATTGAAGTGCAAGGCGCACATTTCCGTTGTTAATTTTATCCGCTTGCATTGGTTATTCGGCTCAGGATGAGCAACGGCAATAGCCGTGGAGGTTGGTTCGATTCCAACAATAACCGCCAATAAAAGCAGCATTGTATGTTACGGTTACTTCGGCTGTTAACCGAGAGACGTAGGTTCAACTCCTGCTAATGCCGCAATGGCATTATAGTTCAATGGGTATAGAACGCTTATATAACTGTATCAGATTTCATCTGCTTTTATACCAAAGCAAGCGCGTATTGCAATAGTCGGATACTTCGGACTTTTAATCCAAAATCGACCCGATTATTAGAACTTATCGCGCTTGCTTTTTGTTTATCGAAAGGAGAAAATCATGGCAAAATTCAACACGACTCAGACAAACAAGACCGTAAACAAGGAAGGTCACGCCGCATACAAAATGCGCGACAAAGAAAAGCTCGTTACTCAGGTGCTTACGTCCTTCATCAACGAGAAGAAATTTTACAGTGACAACACCGCAGAAATGCAGGAAACGATCAAGAACGTAATTGCAACTGACCCGCAGTTTGTTGCAAATCTGGCAGTGTTCGCAAGACGTGAGTTCAATATGCGATCTGTCTCTCATGTACTGACGGCTTATCTCGCTTGCGAGGTGAATGGCAAGCCGTATGTACGCAATGTGGTCAAGGCGGTAACGCTTCGCGGCGACGATGTAACGGAGATAATGGCTTGCTATCTCTCCATGTTCGGTAAGCCTGTTCCGAACTCACTCAAGAAGGGCATAGCGGACGCAATGCAGGACTTTGACGAATATACCCTTGCAAAGTATAAGGGCGACGGAAAGAGCGTCAAAATGCGCGATCTGCTCTGTTTGTGCAGACCTACGCCGAAAAATGCGGCACAGTCCGAAATGTGGAAACGGCTTCTGAATGGCGAGCTTGAAACGCCGTACACGTGGGAGACTGAACTTTCCGCAAAGGGCAACAACAAAGAGACATGGGAAAACCTCATAGACAGCGGCAAGGTCGGATATATGGCACTTCTCAGAAATCTCCGTAATATCCTCATTGCAAGTCCTTCGAATGTAAACAAGGTGCTTGATACCATTCAGAACCCCGACGCAGTAAGACGTTCAAAACAACTTCCTTTCCGCTATCTCTCGGCATACAAGGAGATCATAGGAATCGGCGGCAGTCGTGTATATGACGCGCTCGAAAACGCCGTAGAAGCGTCTATCGCAAATATGCCCAGACTGGAAGGAACAACGGTTATCGCTGTTGATAAATCCGGCTCTATGGGCGACCGAATAAGCGCAAATTCGAATGTACGTTGCTTTGAAATAGCAATGCTTCTCGGACTTATTGCCAATAAGATTTGCGATAACAGCTATTTCTTCACGTTCGACTCCATAATAGACACATATCCGATGAGCCATAGAAGCGGAATCCTCGAAACGGTTGCTCAGGCTAAATCCGGCGGCGGCACGAACATGGAACTTCCTTTCCGGAAAATGATTTCGGGTAACTACAAAGCCGACCGAGTGATTATCGTTTCGGACAATGAGTGCAACGGCGGTGGCTACAACACTCCTGTTCAAACACTCGCCGACAAGTATCGCTGGAAGAGCGGCAATGACATATGGGTACACGCAATCGATCTTATGGGCTACGGCACACAGCAGTTCTGTGGAGCGAAAACAAACATTGTAGCCGGATGGAGTGAGCGCGTGTTCGAGTTCATCAAGCTCGCAGAGCAGGGAGAAGGTAGCCTTGAAAAAGCAATCGAACAGTATACATACTAATCGGCTGACGATCAGAATATCCGACTCGTTGCTTGAAGCGGTAAAGCAAGCCGCAAAAGACAATGAGATGTCAATATCAGCTTTCGTTCGAGCATTGCTGAAAAGCAAGATAGACGGAGAAAAGCATAGACAAATTTGAGGTAAGGAACGAACTGTGCGAAAGTGCTGAAAGTTGAGAAAGGAGAACTGCTATGCTGATTGAAAAATGCCGCATATGCGGATCGCAAGCAACATTGATTAACAAAATAACGTGCGGTGGGCATGGATATTTCGTAGAGTGTTGGGATTGCCACACTTGCACTGAAACAAAGCTGACGAAACACGGTGCATGGAAAGCATGGAACAAATTTATGCGTACTGTGGATTGCGTACATTGTACGCACTACTTACCCGATGATTGCCGTGGATGCTATGATGAAAATGCTGGCACAAACATAAGGAGAAATTTTGAGCGTAGCAAAAAAACGAGATAAACGAAAGGAAAAGGCGAGGGCAATTCCCCGCCTTTATCTTTATTCTGCAATGATTAACTTTTTTCCTAACTTGTCAAAATATATTCTATAAAAAAACCATTCAGAGTAGTCATTAAAGACGACATCTTTGCTGTAAATAATCAGGGCTACAACGTCGTGTTCTGCAATGACCTTGTTTATAGCTTCATGGAGTTTAGTACCGTCAAAATCAAGCACTTTCCCGGCTATTGAATAGCCATACCGCTTTGCAAGTGTCGCACATTGATTGTATTGTTCGTACACGCTTGTGCCGTCGTTCTGTCTTGCGTAAATCACGCAATTCATAGTCTGTATCTCCTCTGCATACATATTTTTATTACCTGTTCATTTTGGAGTAATACGACAACTTCGGCTGCCGTAATGAAGCGTTATACTCTAAATCCCCATGAGGGGAGACGATGAGCGTAATATCAATGCTTTCGTCGCTGACAACGATTGAATCTACAAATTTATCGAAAATGGTTTTCAACACTTCATCGTCTGTATCATCCGATATTGACAACATCTTATTCAGATAGTCTACTATCATCGAATGTGTCAAAGTCGATTTTGTCTGACGTTCAATATTGTATATTTGCTGTTCAATTTCTTGCAATTCGGTTTCTTTCTCTTTGATGTGTTCAGCAAGAAATGAATCGCTTACTATCTTCTTAGCCCTTAAATCAATCAATTCTTTCATTTCGGATTTCAAGGATGAAGACCGGGACTTTAATTGTTTCAGCTTGCTTTTTTGTTCGGTTGGGTTCTCTCCCAATATCTTTAGCATTTCATTGGCTATACTGTAGATTGATTTTTCGTTTAATATGTGACGCTTTATTTCACGCATTGTGATTCCTTCCAAATAGTCTTTCCTGATTCTCTTGCAAGAGCAAGTGTGATAGTCTTTGCTCTGCGAACAGACGTAATATTTATAATCATATTTCTTTCCGTTTTGCGTACTGCCGGAACGAATACCGAAATAGTGACTTCCGCAATTGGCGCACTTGATTTTTCCTGTCAAGGCATAAAGGTCTTTTCTCTTTCGAGGTCTGACATCTTTTTGTCTGCTATGCCGATATTGTACCCTGTCCCATAGCTCTTTATCTATTATTGGTGGGATAATATCATGCACGACTATTGGTTCATGCCCTTGCGCACTGTATCTCAAAATACCGATGTAAAAATCATTTCTCAGCATTCTTGCTATTGTCTGTATGCTGAAATATTTCCCGCGCCTTGTAAAAGCTCCATTGTCTTTAAGGTATGTTTGCAAGTATCTTAAAGAATAATTGTCGGCATACAGTTCAAATATCTTGTTCACGATTTTACTTTCGAATTCATCCGGAACGTACTTCTTCCTTACCTTTTTACCGTGCTGTATAACCTCTAACTTGTAACCGTATGGAACTGTACCACCCGCGAAAAATCCCTCTGATACCATTTCACGCATAGCACTCTTAACGTGGTCACTGATTACAGCACTTTGATATTCGTCAATGTTCGCCATAACGCCAATCATAAGTTGCCCGGAAGATGTTTCATCGTCAACCGTTTGAGTTACGGAAATGAGTTTAACTCCATGCTTCTTGAAAAGTTTCCGGTACTTATGGCTCTCATAAGCGTTTCTGAATATCCTGCTGTATTTGTAGACTACAACAACGTCAATCAACCCATTTTTTACGTCATGTATCAATTCATGGAATGCTTCACGTCCGGCGACTTTTGTTCCGGTAATAGCCTGATCTATATATGCTTTGGTTAGCGGCATACTGTTTTTATCCAGATATGCTTGACACTCTGTTAGCTGATATTCAATAGAGAAACCATCGTCTTGTTTCGTGTCTGAATATCTTCCATATATCCCTGTCCTTTTGTTCATTATGTTTCTCCCTTGCTGTTTACTCTTCCATCCGCAAATACAAGCGCATTATCTCTTTGTATAACCTCTCTCGCTCTTCTTTTGGAATGCCTTCATTCAGAAATACACTCTTTGCACGGCTCAACAGCTCAAATCCCTCATCCTGCGTTTCTACGCCAAAGTAAGAAAGACCGACTTTGTAAAACTCCGCAAACCGTTTCAGGTCGGATAAATGTGGTGAGCGTCGACCGCACTCATAATTGCTGATTGTTGCGCGACTTATTCCGAGCTTTTCGGACAATTCTTGCTGAGTTAATTTTCTCCCCTTTCTAAGAGTTTTTAATTTTTCTCCAATGAAACACATTGATTACATCACCTCCCATATGAAACATCATAGCACATTCTACAATGTGTTTCAAATTGTAATCATTTTATAAAAAATAATCAAATATATGAAACATTTACCATTGAACGAGAAACAAATATTCGTATAATCATATTCATGGGTCACAAAATACAGAATAATGTAACGAGGTGAAACATTTTGATAAGCGGAAGAAAACATAACATTCATGAAAGATTATCATTCGATATTACGTTGGCTGTGAGCGCAAAAAGTAAAGAAGACAAGAAAGCGTTAGCATATCAGGCACTCGGCGCGGCAGAAATAGCCGTCGAGTTTGGGCTGATTACATACATAGAGTTTGAGAAATATATACGTAGCATATTTGAGGTTTTATGAGGGCGAATGCCCTTAAAACTTATCTATAATGCGTCACTTTGTTAGCATTCATAGCAAACGTGTTGCAAACAACAGAGAGGATGAAAGCAATGAGAACGAACTTGAAGGTACTACGAGTAAGCCGCAGAATGAATCAAGCCGAATTGGCAGAGCTGATCGGAGTGAGCCGTGCGACTTACTCCAATGTAGAGAGAGGGAAGAGAAACGGCTCGATTGAATTTTGGTCAACGCTGAAAAACACTTTTGACATAGCCGACAGCGATATGTGGCGACTGATGAGAAAGGACGGAGACGACGAATGAAACAACGTAGAATCGAAGTAAGGTTTGTAGAAAGAGACCTGATTTATACCAGAGGTTTAGCAGAATTCTTTGCAAACAAAATGCAGAAAGAGAGCTTAAAATATGAACACGGATTTACAAAGAATTCATAATAAAATACAGAATTCATGCCGCGAAAGTGGTATAATATTAATGTAAACAAGAGAAGCCGACAGGCAAACACAGAAAGAGAGAAACAAAATGAGAAAGTTTACAGTAACAGTACAGTTCAACATTAAGGATAAGGCAGTGATGAAAACTCTTCATCTCGATTTTGAGGGGATGCCGGTTGACGAAAACGGAGTAGCTGAAATGCACTACACGAGCAACGGAAACAAAAACAGCTCTGAGGAAAGTGCTGTTAGAGGTATGAAAGAATACCTCAGAAGCTGGGAATCATTCAAAAGGAATTACAAGATTCTCGGAGCAAGAGAAATCACAGAGTGACAAGAGCCGAGAGCGGCGGCAATACTGCCCTCAATGCGTCATAACGAAACGTTATAAAGGAAGGTGATAATCATGCGAAACAACCCTATCGGGCTTCGCGTTGCCCAACAAACGCAAATACATAACCCCCGGCTGTTGGAAACAGCGACAAGAAAAATAACAGAAAGAGGTATCAAGCAATGAAAACATACAAGGCAGTCTATGAGTTCGAGGTTCTCGATAAGCTCAGAAATGGTGTCGAGGTTTATGTTCTCGACAAGGAAAGCGGAACGACATACCGCATGAGCAAGCTCAATGTGATGAGCGTTCTCGATGCGATTGATCACGACAACAGCGACAATCGCTATGAGTTCTGGGAAAAAATTGACGACGAGGATAACAAGACCGATGAATAACAACGAAATGATAGCTGTGAAACAGCTTCCGATAATAGAGGAACAGCTTCATCAAATCAAGGCTGACGTTCTTGCCAAAACCGAAGAAGCCTTAAGTCTTGTCTGCACGGAAGAAACGGTGCAGACAATCAAGAAAAAGCGGGCAGAGCTTAACAAAGAGCTTGCATTCTGGGAAGACAAGCGCAAGGAAGTCAAGACGGCGGTAATGTCACCGTACAACAAGTTCGAGGCGGTTTATAAGGAGTGCATAACGGATGTATTCCGGAAAGCAGACACTGAGCTGAAAGACAAAATCAACAGTGTTGAAAACGAACTGAAAGAGCAGAAGCGGAAAGAGGTAACGGAGTATTTCGAAGAGTACCGTCAGAGCAAGAGCATTGACTTTGTGACGTTCGCAAACTCCGGAATCAATGTGACACTCTCAGCAAGTCTCAAGGGTTTGAAGGAACAGGCAAAAGCGTTCCTCGACCGCATAAGCGACGACCTGAATCTGATAGATTCGCAGGAACACAAAGACGAAATCTTGTATGAATACAAGAACAGTCTGAATGTATCGGCGGCTATTACGACGGTGGTCAACCGCTTCAAGGCGATTGAAGAAGCAAAAGCAAGAGAAGAAGAACGCAAGCGTCGTGAAGAAGCGTTAAAAGAAGCGGCGGCAAAGGTGGAGAAGGTCACAGAGCCTTTAACGCCGCCAGTGGTTGAAACGGTCGCACCGCCAATTGTGGAAGAACCGGTGCTGACACTCAGATTCACCGTCAAAGCAACAAGAACGAAATTGAAGGAATTAAAGGAATTCCTTGAAAGGAACGGCTACATCTATGAATAAGTACGAAAAGTTACTCGCTATTCAGTCAGAACTGAAAGCGCCCAAAGGACAGTACAATAAATTCGGAAACTACAATTACCGGAGTTGCGAGGACATTCTCGAAGCGGTTAAACCGTTAAACGTGAAGTACAAAACAACGGTTTACCTTACCGACAAGGTAATACAGATGGGAGGAAGATACTACGTTGAAGCGACGGCGCATTTTATCGACGTGGAAAGCTGCGAAAGCATAGAAATAACAGCTTATGCGAGGGAAGAAGAATCCAAGAAGGGGATGGATGGCTCGCAGGTCACGGGAGCAAGCAGTTCATACGCTCGCAAATATGCGCTGAACGGACTGTTCGATATCGACGACACGAAAGACAGCGATACCACAAACGACGGCAAGGGACAGATTCAGAAGCCCGCCGCACAGCAGCAGCCCACACAGCAGACCGCCGCAGTGAATTACCGCAATGAGTTCATAAAGCTCTGCAAAGAGAAGGGATTCGACCCGATACAGTGTGCCGCGCAGTACCGCATAACGAAGCAGACAACGCAGGAGCAGTACAAAGTAGTGTGCGAAATGCTCAAAGGCGTAGCACCGGCAGCCCCTCAAGGCGACGTGCTGTCAATGGCAGATATTCAGTAAGAAACGGTCGGGTTACGAACTGTGAATAGTTCGTAACCCGAAAGGAGGAGATAAGCAATGGAATATGATGTGATTGCAACCGGAAGTTCTGGAAACGCCGTTGTAATTGGTGGGAGCATTCTGGTTGACGTTGGCGTACCGTTCAAAACTCTCAGTCGCGTTTACAAGAATCTGAAACTGGTATTGCTTACTCATATCCATTCTGATCACTTTCAGCCGAGTACTATAAAACGGCTTGCGGATGAACGCGCAACGCTTCGGTTTGGCTGTTGCGAATGGCTTGTAATGCCGTTAGTAGAAGCAGGAGTGCCGAAACACAGCATAGACGTTTATGAAATAGACAAGACATATGACTATGGAGCATTCAAAATAAGCCCTGTGCGGCTATGTCACAACGTTCCGCAATGCGGCTATCGAATATTCATGGGCAACGAAAAAGCCCTCTACGCGACGGATACAGCCAATCTGGACGGCATAGAAGCAAGCGACTATGATTTGTACCTCATAGAGGGAAATTACACTGAGGAAGACCTACAGGAACGCATAAACGCCAAACTGGAAACGGGCGAATACTGCTACGAGCTGAATGTGGCAAACAGGCATTTGAGCAAAGAGCAAGCAGAAGAGTTTTTGCTTGAAAACATGGGTGAGAATAGCCGCTATGAGTATTTGCATGGTCACAGAGAAAAAAACGAAAAGGAGAACGAAAATGTTCAGCAATAAGACGTATAACATCAAGTACAACGCAAAAAGAAGAAAATCACGCTATGACGCAGAGTTCAATGAGACGCACGAACTTCTTGCGTCTGAGAATACGAACGTATGCCTTGAATACGACACTATCAGAGAAGCAAAGAATGCGTATCAGCAACTGTACAAGTATGTAAAGGACGCACGTCAACCGCTCAGAGTGAGCATACGCAACAAAACAAGCGTCGTAATTCGAAAGGAGGACAAATAAAATGTCACATTTCTCGGTCGCAATAATAACCGAGGGAAAGCCCACAGAGGAGCGGATAGCGAAAGCTCTCGCTCCGTATCAGGAAAACAATAAGGGAGATTGCCCGAAGGAATACATGGAATTCTATAGCACCACACAGGAGCGCAAAGAGGAATACGAAACAAGCACGATACACAGAGTAAAGCTCGCAAACGGCACTCTCGTTAGCCCCTATGATTCTATTCTTTACGACGAAGTGACTAAAGAAGAATATGAGAAAGCAATAGAAGAGGGGAAAAGAGATCAGTACTCTTTTGCTGACAAATACCGGAGAAAAAAAGACCTTGCAAAAATTGGCGCAATTGAAGTCGAAATACCCTGCAAGGAACTATACCCAACCTTTGAAGACTTCATGAAGGATTGGTGCGAAGAGAAGAAGGATGAGGAAACAAACGACTATGGGTATTGGAAAAACCCCAATGCAAAGTGGGATTGGTGGCAAGTCGGCGGCAGATTTTCGGGTATACTCAAAGTCGCAAATGAGTGCGCGGCTGGTCACTATATCAAAGCTAACAGCGCAAGAATCAAAGACTGTGTATTCCCTGACTATCAGGAGAAATACGACAGGGCAATAAGATTCTGGGAATTGAAGGTTGAAGAACAGCCGCCGGTAACTCCAAGCGACGAGGAAATCATAGATGATTTCTACTTCCGCTTTTACCGCACCTCTTATTTCACCGACAAATATAAGAGCAAAGAAGAATACGCCGAAGTCACCGCGCTGTTTCACACCTACGCAATAATAGACAAAAGCGGAAAATGGATTTCGTTAGGCAGAATGGGATGGTTTGGCGTGTCGCTTGACGATGAGAACGAGCTTGAATACATAAGGAACTACAGGAAGAATGTATTCGATAATGCGGGTGACAATGACTACATAACAATCGTTGACTGTCACATATAATGTGTCGGTTTGTTAGCAAATGGAAAGGAGGTGATTAAGTGGATTATCAAGGCAAGGTGCTTAAAGCACTGTATAGGATAGTCGAGCTACTGGAAACTACCAAAAAGCAGAACGACCGTATCATACGGACGTTGGAGACTATCAACGAAATCAATGCGGATGCACACGGCTATGTGTTGAAAGATGAGGACGGAAAACGATGAACGAACTGACAGGGAAGATTGAATCGCTCAATATCGACTTTTTGACAGGCAAAGCAAAATTGACTTTGGAGATCAACGAGAAACCGATGGTCAAGCAATTGTACGATGAGCTGAATCAGTGCGAGAAGCTGTCAATTAAGATAGGCAAATACAGAAAAAAACGGTCGCTTGACGCTAACGCCTACTGCTGGACGCTTATGGATAAGCTTGCAGAAAAGTTAAATACAACGAAAGAAGAAATATACCGAAACACGATAAAGGAAATCGGCGGCGTGTCTGAAACAGTATGTGTGAAAGATGAGGCGGTTGAATGCTTATGCGATAAGTGGTCGAACATGGGACTCGGCTGGCAGACCGATATGTTTCCGAGCAAAATCGAGGGGTGTACGAACGTGATTCTCTATTACGGCAGTAGCACATATGACACCGCGCAAATGAGCCGCTTGATTGAGAACATCATTCAGGACTGTGAAGCGGTCGGAATCGAAACAAAGACAGATGAAGAGATAGCAAATATGCTATCGCTGTGGGAATCAGCAAGATAGGAGAAACACAATGTATAAGTATTATGCGGTCTATGCGGTAACCCGAGTACCAAATGTGATGGCGGTTGCCACTGCATACCTAACGACGAAAAAGAAGGTCGACTCTTTTGAAGCTATAGATGCCTTAAAAAGGGACTTGAAATCAAAAGACCCGACAATAACGGACATAGTGGTGATAAACTTCATACTGCTGAAAGAAGGGGAATAAGCCATTATGGTAACAGATTTCACTATCGGCGGCAAATGCTCAAGCTGTGGTCAATGTTGCAGCGACCTTCTCCCGATGAGCAACAAGGAAATCAAAGCAATAAAGGCATATGTCAAGGAACACAGCATCAAGGAACAGCGACATAATTTTCTGACCGGGGTTGACATGACTTGCCCATTTCGTGATGAAGCAAACAGAAAGTGTCTGATCTACAGCATACGACCGTGGATTTGCAGACAGTTCATGTGCAACCACACGCAACGCGATATCGAGAACGCGAAAGTCAAAGCACATGAGAAATACCGACCTGTTTTTATGCGGGCTGAATTTTTCGGGAACAAGGAAGATGAGAATTTGCAGACCGATCTTCTTAAAGCCTATGCGGCGGATTGGAGGTGATGACATGGCTAAATCTATCGTGCAGAGCGACAAAACCCACTGCTATATATGCGAAAGGAACGGACGCGCTGACCCGCTTGATTGCCACCATTAGCACGTTTTCTTTGGAACTGCAAACCGGAGCAAGAGTGAGCAATACGGATTGAAAGTGTACATATGTCACAACCGCTGCCATATCTTCGGCGAAAATGCAGTTCATAAGAACGCTGAAATATGTCGCGCATTACAAGCAAAAGTGCAGAGGATTGCTATGAAACACTATGGATGGAGTGTAGAAGACTTTATTGCGATTTTCGGTCGCAGCTACATATAGGAGAGTGATAGCATGAGCGAACTGAATTCTCGCCAATGGGCATTATACCGATACCTCAAAGAGCGTGGAAATCAGTGGACGAAGCAGGAAGAAATAGCTACCGCATTGCCGGAATGGTACTGCCAGATTGATAGCGACAATTTCCACAGTACGAAGGCAAGGCGCATCATGAGCAAAGACATCATGGCGATAAACAGCAGCACAGTCGTTCAGAAGATCATTATCAGCAACACAAAGTACGGAATCAAGCTTGCAACTGAGGATGAATGGAAACAGGCTATAAAACGTGAATACGTGAGTGTTTTCAAGAAGCTCAAGCGGATAAGGCATAAGGAACGCAAGGGCTATCTCGACGGACAAATCCGGCTTGTATTCCGATCAGAGCGAGACGTGATTGAAGCGTTTCTCAGAGAAGAATGAGTTTGTGAGTTCTCTTTCCTATGTGTAATTTTGAATACCAATTTACAAAATATTCAAAAAATAACATAGAATCTATACCGCGAAAGTGGTATAATATATATGTAAATAAGAAAGCCGCAAGGCAAGAAAGAGAGAAACAAGCAATGACAAACGCAGAAATCATTTACAGGGCAAGCGAAGAGCTTGTAATGGAAGGTAAGCTGAACGCGATAGTGGTAAACGGCACGTCAATTCCGGAAGAAATACATACGTTTCAGGGATGGAAAGAGCGCGGCTTCAAGGTAAAGAAAGGCGAAAAGTCGGACATTAAAATCCCGATATGGAAATACTCAAGCAAGAAAGTTGAGGACAAGGAAACACATGAGGAAAAAGAGAAATCCTCTATGTTTATGAAAACAGCAGCGTTCTTTAGATCAAATCAGGTCGAGAGGATAGGTTAAAACCAAACCGAGCCGGAGCGGTTATTCTCCGGCAGAAAGGATGTACGTATGAAGACGATAGAAGACGAGTGCGTGGGATGCCCGCCCGAGATAGGATGTCTCGGTAGTAGTTGTCCCTACAAAGACGTAGTACATTATTACTGTGACAACTGCGGAGAGGAAACACAGCTCTATTACTATGATGACAAAGAGCTGTGCATAGATTGTATTGAAAAAACACTTGAAAAAGTAGAAGAATGAGGTAAAACAATATGCTGAACAGAGCCATTTTAATGGGAAGACTTACAGCCGCTCCCGAACTGAAAACGTTCCCGGATGGAACATTCACAACGTCGTTCTCGATTGCGGTAGAACGAGACTACAAGACACAGGCAGGGGAAAGACCGACGGACTTTATCAACATCGTAGCTCATAAGAAGCTGGCGGAGATGATATGCAAATACTTCGGCAAAGGCAACCTGATCTGCATTGAAGGAAGTATCAATGTGCGGAACTATACCGCGAAAGATGGCACAAAGCGGTACGTTACCGAAGTGGTTGCTTCAAAAGCACACTTTACAGGCGAAAAAAGAGCCGAACAGACGCAGGAAAGCTCTTATATGCCCTCCTCCTATACTGCGCCTATAAGCGCTCCAGAGCCTACCACAGCTCCAATGTTTGAGACGCTTGAGGACGAGGAAGAATTGCCCTTCTAAAGAATAAGGCTGAATGAAAGTTGCCCTATCTGACTTACCGGGGAGAAAGAGTATGCTCTTGAGAAGGTCGGATATTAACTCTTTCAATGAGTCACAACGAAACATTTAATAAACCATTTACAACAAACTGTAGAAAATTTAATATTATTCTGATATAATTATATCAGAAGGTTGTAGCCGGAAGTTGCGGTCTGACTACGACTTACGAATAGCTGCAACCTTTAAGCCTTTGGACATCCCGAGCCGCAACCTCGGGATGGTCTGGAGGCTTTTATATTGAGACGAGGGCTATATGAAGAATATAAATGACGTTAAGAATTATCGAACCAAATACAAGAAGTATTACGGAATCGAGTTCGGTAGCGACTATGCAATACATCACATCGACTTCGATAGAAGCAACAACGATATAAAGAACCTTCTGCTATTGCCGTCGGAGCTACATCAGAGATACCACAATTGTATCAGTTCGCTTTGCGGTGCTGACTGGAAATCGGGAAAACTTGTGTTATACACAGAGTTGTCTGAGCACGGTCTTACACCTTACGGTTCTGAGGATACGATTCACGAGCTTGCAACAATATTTAAGGAGTGCCGCAAGTGGCAGGGCTATAAAGACAGCTTGGATATGAGAAAGCAATTCGGGAGGATATGAACGATGGCGGAAGATAAACTCGTAGGGTTGAAAATAAACGAAGAAGGCTACGGATTCGTTCCAAAGTTGGTTATGCAAGATAGAAATATCAACATAGCGTCAAAAGCTGTGTACGCTTATTTTTGTAGTTATACAGGAGCAGGAAACTGTTGTTTCCCTACACGTAGCAAGATATGTTATGACCTTGGGATATCAAACGACAGCCTTAGTAAATATCTCAAGCAACTTGTTGAGAATGGGTATCTGCTAATGGAACAAGTGAAAGAAAACGGCAGATTCTCACATAACGTCTATACTTTGCCCGATACGAAGTTGCCGTGCCCGAAAATATCCGACACGGAAATTTCCGACAACAGTAATTTGGACACTAAAAGTAACAGTCTTAAAAATAACAGTACTATTAAAAATAACAATACTACAAAAGAAAGAAAGAAAGAATCCTCGACCGACACATACGACAGCATTATCAACGAAGCCACAGAGGACGAAGACCTCCGAGAGCTGTACCGTGAATACATCAAAATGCGCAAGCTGAATAAGTCACCGATGACTAACAGAGCATTGAAAATGCTGATAGCCAAAGTCAAGGAGTTAGAGCCAAACAGCATAGACCGGCAAAAGCAGTTGCTTGAAACGGCAATCATGCATAACTGGAAATCAGTGTATCCGCTCAAAGATCAGACAAACGGCTATGCACCACCTCAAGGCAATCAATACGGCGCACGAAGAGAAGTGATTAATGGCAAGGAATATGAGGTGAGAAATGGAAAGTACTATATCCCAAACGGCTGTAATGTAGCCGTAGACCCATTTGCGGAAGACGATCTTGCATTTTTGAAATAAGCGAGGGGCAGACCATGAACTTAGCAGAGACAATTGACGGAATTATCGAGCAGGGGAAGCTCAGCATAAAGGCGAATGAGGGGGACTACATCGGGGAAGACGGATTGCTTTATTGCGGTAATTGTCACACGAAGAAACAGACAGAGGTGAATATTTTCGGAGCTGTACGCCGTCCTATGTGCCTGTGCAAATGTATGACGGAGAAGCGCGACGCAGAGGAAGCGGCAATGAAGCGAGAGGAATTCGAGAGACGGACGAAAGAATACCGCAAAACCGGATTTCCTGAAAGCGATATGCAGAACTGGACGTTCGAGAATGACGATATGGCAAATGAGCGCATAACAAAAGCAATGCGGAATTACGTTGACAATTTCGCGGAGCTGAAGAAACACGGCAAGGGGCTTCTACTTTATGGCAGTATCGGTAAAGGGAAAACCTATGCGGCGTGCGAAGTGGCAAATGCGCTGATAGACAAAGGGTATCCGGTGCTTGTTACGAACTTTGCAAGGCTGACGAATACCATACAGGGGAAGTTCGAAGGCAAGCAGGAATACATAGACAGCCTCAATCAGTTCCAATTGCTTGTGATAGATGACCTTGGGGCTGAGAGAAAGAGCGAGTATATGCAGGAGATTGTATATAACATTATCGACAGCCGATACCGCGCAGGATTGCCGTTTATTATCACAACAAACATGACGATAGAGGAAATCAAAACGCCGACGGACATTGGCAATGCACGAATCTATGACCGCATAATCGAACGGTGTTTCCCGATTGAAGTGAACGGTAAGAACAGACGGCGAAAAAAGGTTATAGCCGAATACGATGAGATGAAGAAGCTACTTGGTCTTGATGAAAAAGAGGAATGATATGAAGCAGAACGAAATATTAAGGCAGAAGATTAGAAAGCAGGAACGGTTAGGGCTTATCTTGAGAAAGTATTGCAAATCGCATGAAACGTGCAAGGGATGCAAGTTCGACCATTTCGACGCATGGTGCTACAAAGACGAGACCGCAAAAACATTACCGCTTGAAGAACTCGAAGCGGCAATGGAAGAAATATCATGAGAGGTACATAACATGAAAAGGATTATCAAGCCCGGCAAGATAGAGGATACGACGAGACGGTTCAAGTGCCCTTACTGTGGGTGCGTGTTCTACGCAGACGGAGACGATTGTATCCTTTCTCAGGGCACTTACAACGACTTCACGCTCGAATCAGAGTGCCCGACGTGTAACACGACAGTAGTCATAGAGGAAGAGTAACCATGAAAGAAATAACACGTTGCGATGAATGTAAGTACTATAGGAAATCTCTTTGGGAAAAAGGGAAGATCAATCCGGAAGCATGGTGTATTGCACCGAGAGACCTCATGAGGTGGCTTGATATTCCGATGCCAATAAATGAGTCACTGAAAGCGGAAGTATGGGAAAGACAATGCCCATATTACGAGCCAAAGGAGAACATATGAAAGCACGATACGGAATGTCTTCTCAAAGCAATGCCGCTATGAAGAAAGAAATTCGGCGACAAATCATAGAGCAAGAGAAAGCATATATGCGAGGGCTTGACACTATGATTCTATGGGCACTTCATGTTGAATTCGGGTTTGGCAAAGGACGCTTAGAGCGAGCCTATAAAGCAATTGGCAGAGAATACGAGGAAATGCGGCGGTTCTTCGAGAGTGACGACACATTTCCGGCAGAATACAAGCTGAAAGAAATCGGCGTAGATATGGAGAAACTGAGAGATGAGGATTAGCTATAACCCAATAAAATTCCCGCTTCCGAATCGTGTAAAGGGGCACGAAGAACCTGTCAGGCGCGACGCAGGGCTTGCGAATATCTGCTTGAACTGCACGAAGAAAAAATGTGGAGGAACTTGTAGCGAATACAAGAGAAAGGCGAAGGAAATCAATGATGCTCACAATGAATGACGAGCAATGGGAATCCGCCATACGGAACTCTCAACGAGCGAGCTATAGACAAACGAGTAACGGACGATTCAAAGCGTTTTGCTCTAATCACTGCAAGTATGTTTATTTAGGTACACACGATACAGTTTCTGATGCACAAGAAGCCGCTATCAGCTATCGTCTGAACCGTTTTCGCACAAACGTTGAGAAATATGGGCTTAACCCAAGTCACGGAGTTGTCTTCATGGATGATTACGTGGCGTTCCGAAACGGAATGATTTTCAATTTGCATGGCGAAACGATGATTGGCAGTGTAAACCGATGCGGCTATCGGCAAGGCATATTTCACAAACAAAACATCGAGTTTCACAGAATTATTGCTACTGCCTTTTGCCCGCACGAACCCGGCAAGGACTATGTGAATCATAAGGGCGGCGACAAATTAAACAATTCCGCTGACAACCTCGAATGGGTTACGAGAAGCGAAAACACTTTACATTCGTTCCAAACTGGGTTGCAGAAAACGATTGATGGAATTCCAATATACACAGATGATGAGAAAAATTACATTCGCGAACATTGCTTCGACAATTACAAAGAAGTTGCTTCTCATCTAAAAAGGAATCCTGAAACCGTTCGAAAATACATAGGGAGATATAGAAGGGAGTTTCGCAATGCAAATATGTGAGAACGTAAAAGTCTACGGACTTGAGGAAAGCGTCAAGCGGTCGAAGTATCCGATGTCAACTAATGTTGATGAATGTACGACTCAAATTACTAAGATGACAAAGGCGCTCGCCGGATGTGCTACTGGCACGGGGCATGATCAATTCTTGACTGGAATAATCGTGCAGTTCGATTTGACGTTTACAAACAAGGCGTGGGTTGAAGCCGAAAGGTATCATTTCTTCGATTTCGTTTCATCACAATCCACAATGCACAGAATAACGAAATTCGATCTCGACAAAGCGTATATCGAATATGTCGATTCGCGTTGCATAGCAATCATGAAGGAACTCGTGGCAAAGTACAACGAAGACCCTACGCCCGACAATTACTTACGAGTACTGTATACAAATCCATGCGGCTTCCGGCTTACAGCAGGGATGACAACCAATTACAGGCAACTCAAGACAATTTATCAGCAGAGGAAAGCACACCGATTGCCGGAGTGGCGTGAGTTCTGCAAGTGGATTGAGTCTCTGCCGGGCTTCAAGGAGGTGATTGGCGTATGACATATACAGCCTTAGCAGTGTTCAATATCGTATTCGCAGTGCTAATCATGGTGACGACGTTATTTGATAGGAAGTACTGGGAAGACCCGCCGATGATTGCATTGACGTTCATATGGATTGCACTCCATGTGCTTAACGCTATAGCATTGCTGATGAGGTAATAACATGAATCTCATAGAAGACAATTTGAAGCTCGTTCACATGGTCGCGCAGGAATACAAGGGGCGCGGTATTGAATATGATGATCTTGTCTCTACAGGGAACATCGGGCTTGTAAAAGCGGCGCAAACATATGACGAAAGCAAAGGATACAAGTTCTCAACATATGGTGCGTTTTGCATAAGAAATCAAATAAAGATGCTGTTCAGAGATACAATCGGGAAAAAGAATGGCATAGTCATTAAGTCTTTCGACGAACCGGTTTATGGCGAAGGCGAGAAAACGAAATTTGAGGATACGATATCGGACGACAGCGAATTCGAAAAACGGTTCGAAGAGCATGAAGACCTTATCAAAGCCTTTAATGTGCTCGATGACCGTGAAAAGAGCGTAATTGATCTTGTATTCAATCACGGCAAAACGCAACAGCAAACCGGGGAAATATTAGGCTTAACACAGCCGTGGGTTGGCAGAATACAAAGAAGAGCGTTAGCCAAAATGAAAGCATTCATGCTGGGATGAATGTGTCAGTACGAAACATTATGATTGGAGGAGACGCATATCAATAAATTCACAATCCATAGGAAACTTCCTTCACTGAATGAGGTCATCCAAAAGAACAGAGCGAACAGATACGCCGGAGCACAATTTAAGGCAGATATAGAAGAAGCTATCGGATGGGATATCAAGCAAGCGCTGACGGCAGGAACGCTAAAGCCGGTTGCAACTCAGTGCATTATCAATATGGTATTCTATGAGACTACAAACCGCCGGGACGTAGATAACATTCAGAGCAGCCAGAAATTCATCCTTGACGCAATGGTGAAGAACGGGATACTCAAAGACGATAGCCGCCGGTACGTCAAGCAAATCTATCATACGATAGAAAACGGCAAAACAGATGAGGTCAAGGTCTACATAAGGGAGCTTGGTGATATAGGCGAGGAGTAAGAAGATGAGGAATGTCGAGCATAAAAAGTGGACACAAGAGGAAGATCAGATACTCATTAAGGCATACAATGAGGGACACACCAACATATACATTGCGAAAATGCTTAACGCCACAGAGACAAGCGTGAAAGCGCGAATACAGCGGCTACAAAAGCTATGCAGATTGCAGCCCCGCATTACTGTGAATCGAGAACTCAGGCGAGTAGCATATGAACAGCATTGCAAGAACAAAAAAAGGCGGAACAACGAATTACTGGCTGGAGACGAATTGCCGATGAGCGATGAAGAAATACGCTATAGGCATAAGAATGCGGAAGACCCGACAAGGCATATAACCATATTGGCAGAGCTGAACGGTTGCACACGTAGCCGCATAAAAGCAATATTAGCAGATGAGGACGGTGCGAAATGAGAGAACTGGACGAAATCTTGAGACTGCGAAGAAGCATTGCGAACCTTGAAGAGCGGATAGAGGAGTTAAGGGTGATGACCCAACCGAAAGCTCAAGTTATATCCGATATGCCGAGAGGTGGCGGAGAAGCAAGGAACTCCATTGAGGACTATATCGTTAAGTCAGAGGAATTGACCGAAAAGCGCGACGGTCTGTTGCATGATATAGATGAAAAATGGGACGTGATGTATGTTATCTGTAGGGAAGCAAACATATCCGTTGAGCAAATAACAATGCTCAGGTATCGATTCTATAGCGGAAACTCATGGAAGAACTGCCTTCACTGCATGATAGGCGAATTCCCTGCTCAAAAGTGGAACGAGCAACGGCTTTTCAGACTGTATAGGGGAGCACTATGCAAAATTAATAAAAGAAAAGGTGCAAAATTGTGAAAAAAATGAATTGACAAAAAAAGTTCGGCATGATATAATATTGTATAGTGAAAATCTATACTTAAATTGCTCTCTTTCTGTTAACCCCGTTCGGCGTATGCTGAGTGGGGTTTTATTATGGATATCAGGGAAATAACACCGCGCATATTGTCAGGGGCGGGAGACGGCGGCGTAAACAAGGGGTAAATGTTTGCAGTGATAGCACTACTATGAAGGAGTGGTATTATTGCAGATTATTAAACTTGGCATTGAAGAACTCACACCATATGAGAACAACGCTAAGAAGCACACACCGGAACAGATCGAGCAGATTAAGAATAGCATTCAAGCATTCGGGAATATCGACCCGCTCGGAATAGCCGGAGAGAACAATGTGATTTACGTTGGGAATGGGCGCTATATTGCATTGAAGGAACTCGGCTATAAAGAAGCCTATTGCATACGGCTTGACCACCTGACGGAGCAGGAGAGAAAGGCATACGCGATAGCGCATAACAAGCTCACCATGAATACAGGCTTTGACAACGATTTGTTAAGGGCTGAAATGGAGAGCTTGCAAGATATCGACTTTGACCTTGAACTTATGGGGTTTGAAGAATGGGAGCTTGACTCATTGCTTAATTCACTATCTGATGAGGATTTGCAAGAATTTTTTGCCGAAAAAGAAGACAAGCCTAAAAAGCCCAAAACGATAACTTGCCCACACTGCGGGGAGATAATCGAAATATGAGGCTTTTTTTAGCTGGGGTGGAATCTCATTGCAGATATGTTCAGATAGAAAAAGCAAAGTATGTGTTATCAAGTTTCGCGTATATGAATAATGCAATAAAACAACACATTGCTGGATTTGATATGTTTTTGCTCGACAGCGGAGCGTTTACATTCCGCAAGAAAAAAGGAAATGTGGACTGGAACGATTATCTATCAAAATATATTGCATTCATAGCCGAGAATAATATTGATTATTTCTTTGAACTCGATATTGACAATATTATAGGGTATGATAATGTATTGCTTTTGAGAAATCGGCTCGAAAGTGAGACAAACAAACGCTGTATTCCGGTTTGGCACACAACGCGCGGGGTTGATAATTATGTCTCCATGTGCAAGGAGTATGATTATGTGGCACTTGGAAGCAGCACAAAATACAAACACAACGATAACAAGCAGTTGCTTAAATATCTGCTCGAAATAGCGTACAATAACAACTGCCGCGTGCATGGGTTGGGATTCACACCAAAAGAAATAAAGGAACACAAATTTTATAGTGTTGACTCAACAACGTGGGACGGCTACCGTTACGGCACGTTATACAAGTATTACAATGGAGAAGTGAAGCCTATAAAATTGCCAAAGGGCAAAGCACTTGTAAGAAACCCCAAAAAAGTAACGGCGCACAATTTTTTAGAATACTGCAAATATCAAAAGTACTTAGACAAATATTGTGGAGTGTGGGACGAATGAAGAAAGTGCTTTTATACAGTGGAGGAATGGACAGTTATATTATAAGCAAGCTGTGGAATCCAGATGTGAAATTATATATCGACTATGGCACTGAGCAATGTCAAGAAGAAATCAAAAGATTGCCCGAAGATGTAATTGTCAAACGGGTTGACATGAGTGAGTATATAGAGAGCGATGGAAAAAACACAATCCCGCTTAGAAACCTATTGTTCGCGAACATTGCGATAAACTATGGCGACATAGTGGCTATAGGCGGCGTTAAAGACGATTTGCATTACGATAAGACAAGGCGATTTGCGCGGAAAGCTACACGGCTTTTTAATTTTGTTTTAACGAAAGAAGACAGCAAAAGAAAAGTAAAAATTGATGTCCCTTATAGAGGATTTACAAAAGCAGAGTTACTACAACGATATATTGAGCATGGCGGGGATATAGAAACACTCGAAAATCAATCATGGAGCTGTTACACACCCAAAGACAACAAACCTTGTGGGGAATGTAATCCTTGCAAGAGACGAAATAAAGCAATCAGAGAGGTGCAACAAAGAAATGATAGAAAATACCCAATATATTACTGCTATTGAAGCTGATAAACGTATAAGTTTATATTGTCCTATCGGGAAAGACTACTACACTGCTGATGTCACGATAAAGTTTGTCCCCAATGCCTATTACATGGATTACATAGAGCTTGACCAGTATCTCAATAGATTGAGCGGTCTCAGCCTGACAATCGAAGAAGCGGCGAAAGATATCTACGAGGAATTGCAAAAGTATTATCCGGCAAAAGCAAAAGTAACCATTGAAGCATTCAGCAATACTCACCTTCATGTCAAAGTGACAAAGGGTGACGACATTTGAGAAGAACCCCGGAAGCACTCAATATCCTGACAATCGTATTCATCGTTTCACTCGTTATCTCAAATGTAATAACAGGAAAGGTCATTGATACAGGCATAACGCTATTTGGAAATCCGGTAACAATTGCAGGGGCTGTGATATGCTATCCGATCTGCTATCTGATTACCGATATTGTCGGGGAAATGTGGGGCAAGCGAGAAGCAAACAAAATCGTCAAATATGGCTTTATCGGGCAAGTGCTTGCAACGCTTATTATTGTTGCTACAACCTACACACCGTATCTTGATATGGATATGCAAGCGGCGTATGTAAAGCTACTCGGTCAGAACTGGGTATTCGTTGCCGGAAGCTTATCAGCCTATCTTGCAAGTCAATATCTCGATGTGCATATCTTCCACACACTCAAAGAAAAGACCAATGGCAAAAGCAAGTGGATAAGAAACAACGCGAGTACAATGTTATCTCAGCTTGTAGACACAGCGATATTCATTATAATCGCATTCGGTTTCGGCTTTGGCTGGATATTTGATAATCAAGTTGCTCTGTTAAACATGGTGATAGGGCAATACCTCATTAAACTTATTATAGCGGTACTCGATACTGTACCGTTCTATATTCTTACGAGAGAGCGGCGCTGAATGCGTCGCTTTGAAACTATTTGAAAAGGGAGGGGGCGTTGTGGCGAACAAAAAGCCGCAAAATCAGAAACTCACTGAACAGCAAAAGCTATTTGTGCAAGAGCTGATAAAGAATAATCATAACGCAAAACAAGCGGCAATTGCCGCAGGATATAGCGAAAGGTCGGCAGAGGTCACAGCTTCAAGACTGCTAAGAAATGATAAGGTTTTAGCATATCGTGATGAATTACTTAGCAATATTCAGAGACCGACCATAGCAACCATACAAGAGATACTTGAATACTACACACGAGTCATGCGACGTGAGGAAACAGAGAATCAAGTCGTCGTGATAAAAGAAAAGGTATCCGGTATGGTGCTGAATCCCGATACAGGCAAGCGGGAACGGAAGACCATAGAAAAGGAAACGCCAAAGATCGTTGAGATACCGACGAGAATAGCGGACGCGAACAAAGCGGCTGAAATGCTCGGTAAGAACTATGGCATATGGACTGAGAAAGTACAGAGCGACATAGACGGAAAAGAGATCAACATAAACATAAGGGCTGCAACCCCTGCGGATATGGAAGAGTGACGGATGAATGGATATATCAGTAGCAATCAATCCGGCGTATATGCCGTATCTCAACAAACCGCAGTTCATGCAAATATTCTATGGCGGCTCGTCGTCGGGCAAGAGCTTCTTTATCTGCCAGAAAATCATACTGGATAATCTCGACGGATGTAATTGGCTTGTATGCCGCAACGTGGCGAGAACGATACGTAAGAGTGTTTACAACGAGATATGCAAAGCCATTTCAAGGATGGGGCTTAGAGAATATTTCAAGGTAAACGCTTCGGATATGGTCATAACCAATCTGCTGAATGGCAAACAGATATTGTTCGCCGGATTGGATGACCCGGAAAAGGTCAAGAGTATAACTCCGGCTGATGGAGTGCTTGAGCGCGTATTCGTGGAAGAGGCGACAGAAGTAAAGCGTGAAGCAATCTTGCAGCTCAAGAAACGTCTTCGCGGTCGTTCTCCAAAAAGCAAGCACATTTTATTAGCCTTTAACCCGATACTTAAAACACATTTCATCTACAAGGATTATTTCGGCGGTTGGCAGGACGATAAAAGCGTCTATGAAGACAAAGACCTTCTGATCGTAAAGACCACATACAAGGACAACATATTCCTGACGGATGAAGATAGACGACTGCTTGAGGATGAGTCAGACCCATACTTCTACAACGTTTACACGCTTGGAAACTGGGGTGTACTCGGTCACGTCATATTCAAGAATTGGCGCGTTGAGGACTTGAAAGAGCAGATACCGGGCTTTGACAGAATACGTCAGGGCTGTGACTTCGGTTTCTCGGATGACCCGAACGCATTGATAAAAGTACACGTCGACAGAGCACGCAAAAGGCTATATGTGTTCGACGAATGGTATCAGGCGGGCATGAATGACGATGAGCTATTGAGAGTATGCAGAAACTTTTGCGGAAATCAATATCTCATTTGTGATAGCGCAGAGCCGAAAACAATTGACTTTCTTGCTACAAACAATATCAAGGCAGTTGGAGCGGTCAAGGGCGCGGACAGTATCAACCGTGGTATACGGTGGTTACAGAGCTATGAGATTATCATTGACGTTCATTGTCAGAACTTCAAGAACGAGGTAGAGCAATACCATTGGCAAGAAGATAAATACGGTAATGCAATGGCAAAGCCTGTTGATGAAAATAATCACCTGATAGATGCGCTAAGGTATGCACTCAATGATGAGATATTAGCCGCACAGGTGAGAGCCGGAAAGACGAGACTATAATATGTGTACACATAGCAATACAAAGAAAATAAACGACGTGAGAGTCTGCTTGAATTGTGGTCTTACAGTTCTTCCGGATGGCAGCGTCTACTTTGATAAGAAGCTCCCGAATTACAGGAGAAAAAAGGCGGTGAAAAAGAATGCCAAGAAATGAATTACAGCTTTATCCCAATTTCACGGCTGAGATTGAAGCGATACGCCAATCCGGGATAACAAAAGAGCTGCTCCATAAGATCATACAGAAGCACAGACCCAATGCAATCTATAACCGCTCTCTGTATAACCGTTATAGGACGGTGGACGGCGGCGTTCCGATATTTGATAGGCAACCGCATTTCGAGGAAGAAACAAACCCGATAAACAATAAAGTCAATAACGACTTTTTCAGTGAGATAACCGATTTTACAACCGGATATTTCGCGGGCGAGCCTATTTCATACAGCTACAATGACACCGATGAAGCGAAAGAATCCACAGGTGGGGAAAGGGCTGTGGATGAAGCGTCAAAGGTACTGACCGACTTCACAACACGAAACAATATGTTCGGCGTTGATATGGTCACAACAAAGAACGCGAGCATTTACGGATATTCCGGTCGATTATTTTATATCGACAAGGAAGGTCAAGAGCGGGTAATGCCTGTCAACGGATTTGAGACGATTATCTTATCTGATACTTGCATTCAAGAGCCTGAGTTCGCAATCAGATATTACGCAATCCGCGACATAAACGATGTAATGCAATGGATTGCTGAATTCTACGACGATAAGAATATCACGACATTCAAGGGCGATATTGAATCGCTCGAACAGGTCGAAGTTCGTCCTCACTTATTCGATTATTGTCCGTTACAGGGCATTCCTTTCAATGCTGAGTGTTTGGGCGATGCTGAAAAGGTGCTTGCACTGATTGACGACTACGACAAAGTGGTATCGGACAACTCGAACGAAATCGAGTCGTTCGTCCATGCAATCATGGTGTTTGGTGTTGACGTACCAGACGAAGAGATAGAGAAAGCGCAAAAGAGCGGTTCGCTTATCATACAGCAAGTAGGTTCAAACCCACTGCAAGAGCCTGTGAAGTGGCTGACGAAGGACATAAACGACGCATTCACGGAACACCATTTACAGCGGCTTGAGGACAACATATACCGATTCAGTAAAACGCCCAAGCTCAACGATGAGACATTCGGCACGGCAAGCGGTGTGGCACTCAAATTCAAGCTGCATGGGCTTGAAACGAAATGCGCGGCGTTTGAAGCAAATGTAATGACTGCCGCACAGCATATGTGGAAAGTACTTGCGTCGAGCTGGGCAAAGAAGGGCATAAAGGTTGACCCGCTCCAGATTTCAATGGAGTTTCATAGGAACTTCCCACAAGATACTCTCGCTACGGCTCAAACGGTACAAGCAGAACTTGCGGCGAAAGTGCCGAGAAGATATGCGTATAGGCATTTAACAGAGGACGTTGATTACCTCATGGATTTAGCGAAAGAAGAGGAAGAAGAGACAATAGACCTCTATCAGAATAACTCGATGATGGCAAACGTCAATGATCAGGACGACAAAAAGACCGATGACGAGAAAAGCAAAGGCAATAAGGAAAAGGAAAGTCCAGAAAATTCCGACAACTGATTGACAAACCGAAGTTATTGTGATATAATATTGTATAGTGGATAGGGTAGCTCCCGAAAAGCGGATACTCTTGCCGCCTTCCACTATATTTTAACGCAAGAGTGTTTTACGAAGAGGTAAAACAATGTACAGCGTATATAAGCATACAGCCCCGAACGGAAAAGTATATATCGGAATAACTTCTGCCGATGTTAAAGATCGGTGGAAAAACGGATACGGTTACTACAGAAACGAGCATTTCTTTAAGGCGATAACAAAATACGGTTGGGATAACATAAAGCACGAGGTATTGTACGAGGGCTTATCCCAAGAGGAAGCCGAGAAGAAAGAGATAGAACTCATAGCTGAGTATAACAGCAGTGACAAAACCAAAGGGTATAACTTGACCAATGGCGGAGAATGTTCCGGAAAGCATACAGAGGAAACAAAGGCAAAGATCAAGGAGCGCATTAAGGGAAAGTCTCACCCGCAAACGGAAGAAACAAAGGAAAAAATCCGGCAAGCCCGTTTGGGTGTGAAACATACCGACGAAACGAAAGCAAAAATGCGAGATGCTAAACTCGGCAAGAAAATGAGTGCCGAGGCGAGACAAGCGATGAGTGATGCAAGAAAAAATGGCAATGTGTGGAATGCCGGAAAACATCATTCAGAAGAAACGCGAAAAAAGATAAGTCAAGCACGCACTGGCACAAAGCTCACAGCGGAAGCAAGGGCAAAGATGAGTGAGTCCCGCAAAGGTAGGCGAGGAAGAAGAGGAGCGGAAAACCCCAACAGTAAACCTATACTATGCGTGGAAACGAATACCGTTTACCCTTCCGCAGGAGAAGTTCAACGCTCACTCGGCTTGTTCTCAACGAGTATTATACAGGCTTGCAAAGGGAAGTTGAAAACGTGTGGCGGCTACCATTGGAGATATTTTGAAAATCAAGAGAGTGTGTCTTAATCGGCACACTCTCTTTACGTATAAAACCATTAGAAATAACAGTAAGGGGGTGATACATTGCCAAAGAGCAAAACAAGTCTTGAGCAGTTACTGCATGAGATACGCAGAGTAGAGGAAAGCCGTGAGGTGCTGACCGAAGACAAAATCAAGGCAATGTATCGCACTTTGAATGACGAACTGGCTGCTTATATCTCAAAGAAGTATGTGCAGTATGCGGACGGAGACGGACGACTGTATATCGCTTATCTGGATGCACAGAATCAGCGGGCGCGGTTTTTACGAGAGATCGCGAATAACGTTGACAGCATAACTCCAGAGGTACAAGAGGAAATCACAAAGCTTGTCAATGACACATACAAGACGAGCTATAAGGGCATGGCAGAAGCTTTCGCAAAAGCAGAAAAAGCCGGGAAGTTCGTTGAGGTGGTAAAAGACATTGCCACAAACCCGAACGTGCTGAGACAAGCGGTAAATAACAACATTAGCAAGCTTACACTTTCTCCGGTACTTCAAAAGCACCGGAATGAAATCATATATCAGATACAGCAGGAACTCAATATCGGACTTATGCAAGGCGACCGCTATGAAACAATGGCAAAGCGCATATCAGAGCGTGTCGGCGTGAGCTACAGCAAGGCAATGAACATAGCCCGCACAGAATCGCATAGGAACGTCGAGAGCGGCTTCATGGATTGCGCTGAGAACCTTCAAAGCAAGATGAAGGGTGATAGCAACCTGATCTATGCGGTCACATGGCGTACCATGAAAGACGAACGTGTGAGACCCAATCAGCGGAGAAAGACAAAACACGGTTGGAAGATCGTAAAAGGTAAAGGCTCGGCAAACCATCAACAGATGGAGGGCGTTACAATCAAAGTTGGTGAGCTATTTGATTTGGGCAATGGTATCAAAACAAAAGCTCCCGGACAAAGTGGAGACGCAGCTAATGACTGCCGTTGCCGCTGTTTTCTTGAATACAACCTCATGACTGTTGAGGAGTTCGCAAAGGCTACAGGCAAGAGCGTTGATAAGATTAAAAAGCAAGAAGACACAACGAAATTCAAACCCTCAACAACATTTAAGGATGCCGAGGACTACGCACAGACATTTGCAAATCGAGTGTCATATAGAGGTGCTACCGACCTTGACAGTGTGAACACGGTCAATGCTACACTGAAAAACCTAACTGATAAGTACCCTATCAATAAGATCGATACGCTCATTACAAATGGTAGACTAAGGCGCGCTCAAGCACAAGCCAACTTCAAGTCACTTGAAATCAAAACAGGCTATTTGAACGGTGAACACAAGGGTATTGATTGGGCTGAAAGAGTAAAAACAAATCTTGAAACAATAAAAAGGTACAAAAAAGAGTATCTTGGCAATACTCGATATAACCAAGCGGCGGTAAGAAAAACAATACGGCAGCTTGAGGAAGAAAACAAATACAAGCGGTGGACTGTATCGAATAACGATGTTGCAAAGACAATCACACATGAGTATGGTCACATTTTAGCAGATCAATACATAGGGCAAATAAATCGCGGTAGAGCTAATCCGAATTATGCGGCAAGGTCTGATAATAAACTTTGGGAAATGAACGGAAAAATCAGCGATGCATACCTCAAAGCAAAGAGAGACGGCGATATATTTGATATATCCATGTATGGAGCTTCAAATGCACACGAATTTTTTGCAGAAACATTCACTATGTATGTGACTGGCGAGAAATTACCAGACTACATAAGCAATGTAATAAAAGAGGTGTTAAGCGGTGGAATACTGTAAAGGTTGTATTTTCTATGATGAGGAATACGACGAAATGCTTCAAAGCGGAGACGATGCAATAGTCGAGGGTAAGTCAACAGAGGAAAAACACTATTGCAGACTATATGAAAGCAATATTCCTGATGGCATTGTCAAAGGAACAAAAAAATGCAAATACTTTGGCGCGATTAAAGAGTAAATTTCATTTTCTCCTTTCAAATAGGGCGTTGAAACTCATACGCCCGATATAGGGATGTAGCCAAATGGTAAGGCACAGGACTTTGACTCCTGCTATTGTGGGTTCGATTCCCACCGTTCCTGCCAACACAGGGGAGGACAATATGTATAATCAAGAGCATTACAAGGACGCAACAGCATACACGGCGTTGCAAAACATCGAGCAAGAACGATTGAAACAAACGATGAAGCAGATCAAGAAGGCACTGCGAGACAATGATTTCGAGCTGCTTGAGCGTATCGTGATAAGAGACAACCGGACAGGAAAGATATACAAATAAAACCCGCTGATTCAGCGGGTTTTGCTATTGCTTAGTATATGCTCAGTCGGGAAAGTTTCTGCTGACTACAACGTCAACAGGTTTGAAAATGTCATGACCAGAGAACGTGACGCAAACCGGAATCGACTTGCCTTTTACGTTTATTGTAGCTTCGTAGTTCTCAGAAACTATCGCTTTATTCTTGTTCATTCGAGCAATAGTACCTGCCATAAGAGAGAACATATGCGATGTGTGAGTGGTATCAACACGGTGTCCAGCGAAAGAGTAAAGATACTTACCGAGAGTATCGGTTGCGTCGAAAAGATTGTTGTATTTCATGGTGTAAGCCTTTCTGACCGTATAGCCGATATCACAGCTTGAATTGATTTAGCAGTCGTGAGTGCTGATGTAAGTTGTTACTTTCATACCTCTTTCTTCGCGCCTGTCTACGATCTTCGCGCTCCTTGTTGCTAAGTTGCTGAGTGTGAACCCGGCACGATTTGCTAATTCTTTCGCAAGCTCTTTGCTAATGGTTGTTCTCTGAGAGGTGAATCTATCACCTTTCGACGGCTCGTAGTTAAGCGGTACGTAAGTTACGGTTGCAATATATTCTCTCATTTTGTTTCTCTCTTTCTGCGCTTCTTTGTGGATTCGCGCTTTCCTTTGTTCTGTATATATTATACCACTTTCGCGGTATAGATTCAACAGTATAATTTGAAGTTTTTGTAAACAGTCGTTCATATTTGCTGACATAGCTCAATAGGCAGAGCAACCGCCTTGTAAGCGGTAGGTTGCGGGTTCGATTCCTACTGTCAGCTCCATACACTACCATCCAAGCATGAGTAGTGCTGAGTCCGATCATGTGGCGGACGTACATAATACCGCATGATTCAGATGTGAGCCAAAGCCCAAACGTGGATAATGCCTAAGATGTGCTCTCCGTAAAGCCGGACGGACTGGCAGACCGTAGCACTGCCGACGGTGTAAGAAGTCTATTGTGCTGACTTCTTTAATCCAAACTGCACAAGTACCCACCATAAGACTAAAGGTGGTATCCGGGTATCGGGAGAATAGTCCGGCGGCTGTTGAAGCGACGATACTACGCAATCGGGCAAAGACGGCAATGCCGTTACTCACGGATAAGCAAGCCGATAATCGCGTGAGATTCTATAGATAAAACAAGGACATCTAAACGGTGTTCTTTTTTATATAAATCCGTTTCTTCTACATGGAGAATCGAACAAATTTTAAGTGCTTCTATATGGAGCGAGGAGGAAAACACTATGAAACTTGCACGCCTTAAAGAACTGCTTGAAGCGGGGACAATCTCTCAGGAAGAGTTTGATACTCTCGCAAAGACCGCAGAGCCGGACGATACGACCGACAATGCAGAGCAGACCGAAACAACCGAAACTGAGACAACCGATACCGACGAAAAGCAGACCGAGCCTGTTATTGACTACGATAAACTCGATAAGATCATTCAGGCAAGAGTCGATAAGGTAACGGCAAAGCTTGGCAAGGAAAAAGCCGACTTGCAGAGGCAGCTCAAGAGGGAGCGGGAAGCAAGACTTTCCGACGATGAGCTGAAACAGCTTGAAATGGCTGAAAAGGAAAAAGCTCTTGAGGAACGCGAAAAGGCACTGACCGACAAAATGAACAGAGAGTATGCACAGAAGTCACTTCGTGAAGCCGGACTTGATGACGGTAGCGAAACGGCGTTTGCTCTCGTCGATTTCGTCATGGGCGCAGATGAAACGGAAATCGACTGCAAGGTCAAGAGCTTCAAAGAGCTGTTCAATAAAGCTGTAACAGCGGCAGTGAATAAGCGTTTCAAGGATTCCGGCTATACGCCGAAGAAGAGCGATACCCTTAACGGCGGCAAGAATCCGTATATGAAAGATCAGTTCTCCCTCACGGAACAGATGCAGCTTGAAGCAACAAATCCCGAGCTTGCAAAGCAGTTACAGGCGGCGGCGGGGATTAAGTGATGAAAGCAAACATTCTCGGAACTGAATACGAAATAGTATTCAAAGACTATAAAGACGAACCCGCATTCGAAAGGCGCGGAATAGATGGATATTGTGACAACATTGATAAGGTTCTTTGCATAGGCAACCTCAAAACGTTCCCACAATGGGAAGACGAGACAGAGGAATATTGCAAGAAGGCGGAGAAGGAAACTTTGCGTCACGAAATAATCCATGCTTTTCTCAGCGAAAGCGGCTTACAGGAGAGTACCGTGATAGTCGATAGAGGGTGGTCGAAAAACGAAGAGATGATAGATTTCTTCGCAATTCAGTTCCCCAAAATCTCAAAGGTCTTTGAAGACCTCAATATTACATCGTAAAAGACACCCACAGGGTGCTTTATTAAATTTTAGGAGGATTTAACACATGGCAGATCAATACACAATGTACGCAAATATGCAGGTCGTACCGAGCAAGTTCTCTCAGTACACGCTTGACAGAACAACCGCACTTTCGATGCTCGTTCGTAGCGGCATTGCTACTTCTGACGCGACTGTTGCGCAGCTTATCAACGGCACTCCTCAGGGCGGTAGATTCATTACTCTCCCTCATTGGAATGCACTCGGCGGCGACGATGACGTGTTCTCTGAGACTGCTCTCGAAGTAAGCAACGTCACAACCGATGCGGCAAATGCTACCCTGCTTATGAGGCAGAAGGCATGGGGCGCGACCGACCTTGCACACGTTCTCGGCGGTGCTGACCCGATGGCGGCTATCGGAAATCTTGTTTCCGACTGGTGGCTTGAAAAGGAACAGGCTATTTACCTGTCCATTCTCAAGGGTATTCTCGACCCGACTTCCGGTGCGCTGAAAGATCATGTGAACAACATTTCCGACGGTACTGGCACTGCTGCAAATATCAGCGTCGGTGCGGCTCTGGATACCAAGCAGACACTCGGTGACCATTACAATTCTCTTGGCGTTGTGTTCATGCACTCTGCAACCTATACACAGCTCCAGAAGAATCAGGATATTGCAACCGAATACGACGCAACGCTCCAGATCAAGATTGAGACCTATCTTGGCTACCGTGTTATCGTCGATGACGGTATGCCTTACTACAACTATGTGAAAGATACGTCTGGTGATATCACCATTACAGACGCTAACCTTGCACAGTATCAGGCACACTGCCTTGAAACTCTCGCAAAGGACGATAAGGTCAAGGCTGCTGCAAACCCGGTTTACGATACCTATTTCGTCGGTCAGGGTTGCTTCATCCGTCAGGACGGCACTCCGCAGGGCTTTATCGGCACTGAGACTGACCGTGATAAGCTTGCCGCAAAGGATGTGCTCATCAACCGTCGTTGCATGGTCATTCATCCTCGCGGACTTTCGTGGAATACCGAAGCAACTTATCCGTCCGGCATTTACTACCCGGATAATAAGATGCTTGCAACTCCCGCAAACTGGGTACTCAAGACCAACCACAAGAAGGTCGCAATCGCCGCACTGAGACACAAGCTCAATCAGGGCGCATAAACCACAATAGCATACGCCCCTCTGAAATATGAGGGGCATAACTCTTGAATAGGAGGGATAAACGATGTCATTATCGTTCTGGAATCAGCGTAGGCGCAATGCCGCTGCAATCCTCAGAATGCGGGAAGAAGCGGCGAAGGCGAAAGAAGCTGAAGAAGCGGCAAATATCGAAGAAACCGCAGAGCCTGAAAAAACTCAAACAAAGAGAGGTAGAAAAAATGCTGACAGCGGAGCAAATAGCGAGTCTTAAACTCGGCATAAACCCGATTGACGATACAGCGGTATTGCAAGTTAACGCCGCTCTCGACTGGATTGCACAGAATACCACCATTGATACAACGGATATTGACAAACTCCCGGCTTGTGCAAGGTTGTTTTTGACAAAGTTCGTTGAAATTAACGGATTGAGAGCGGGAGTTGCAAGCGAGTCCATTGAGGGCTTGAGTCAGTCGTTCGGAGAAACAAATAAGTCAACTCTGATATGGGATACAGCAAAAGACTTGCTGAATGGCTATCTGAAAAGCAGAGTTCGATTTGTTCCGGCAAAGCGTAGATGGAATGAATGCTGAGAATCATGAGGGGGTGATGAGGCGTGGGAATCAAATGGAAAACGAAAGTCGATGAAATACCGCAAATGACAGCGACAACAGAATCGCTGAATGGCAAGCGAGTGAAAGTCGGCGCATTGAAGGGTGAACACGCATGGTAGGTTGGCTGGGGTGCACGAATATGGCTGCACAATCACGCCGAAGAAAGCAAAATACCTCACCGTTCCGATTCATCCCGATTCGGTAGGCAAAAAAGCAAGAGACTTTCCCGATTTGTTCGTGTTTACAGCGGCAAGCGGCGAGAAATTTCTTGCAAGGGGCAAAGGAGACGATTTGCAATTCTACTTTTGGCTGACACCGAAAGTAGTCATTCCGGAAAGATCGTTTCTCCGCACTGGCTACGACGAAAATCACGACCGGATTATCAAGCAAACGGAACGCGCTTTAGGTAGAGTTATAGCGGGCGACATGAGTATCGATGATATGCTCGACTTGTACGGTGAGCAAATGGCGGGAGCGATAAAAAACAAGATTCGCAATATCTCAACCCCGCCGAATAGTAGCGCAACCATATTGGCAAAAGGTAGTAGCAATCCCCTGATTGATACAGGCGGGCTACTTGAGAGCGTCACATGGAAGAAAGAGTAAAGGAGGATGATATATGCCGCAGTATTTTAATTTCACAAGACTGATAAATAAATACAAAAGCGCATTCACCGCTATTACTCTTACGTGTGGGTATTACAATGATGCTGGAGACTGGGTGGCAGAAGACCAAGAAAAGATAGACTTAGAAGGAGCAATCATATCGTTCAAAGAGAGCAAAGTCTATCGTTCGGAAGGGACATACACTGCCAACGACAAGCGGCTATTCATGCTCAAACCTATCGATGATAAGCTGAATGGCGCAAAAGTCGCATATGAAGGCAAAGTATATAGCGTTGAAGACAACACAGAGAATGCAAAGTTCACTGGCGTTTATGCTTATACGCTGAAATTCTGCTCGGCGTTCAAGAACAAAGAGCATGATTACGACCTGACTGACGCTGTGTGGAAACTTGAGCAAAGATTGGACGGCACTCTTGTTGAAAAAGCCCCAACCCCGCCACCGGATGAGAATATGACCGAAAGCATAGAAAAACTCGGGCATAGATTGGACGGTGTAGAATGATCGACTACGAGAAAATGCGAGTAACGGTTGTTAAGGGGCTTAGGGCATATCTTGATTGCCCGGTGATACGGAGCAATCAAACGGCAGAATTGCCACCTTTTCCATACATTTCATATACCGTAACGACGCTCATGAGCGCAAACGGAGGAACATACGGTGAGTGGGATGACGGTATAGCTCGTAAGCAAGTAACGACCACATGGAGCATAACGGCACTATCGGATGATAACGCTGAAAGCGTGGCTCTTGCAATGAAAGCTCGTGAATGGCTTGAATTGGTTGGGCAAACATATCTGAACGACAACAAAGTTATCGTGCAATCTGCCGGCGCAATAACCAACCGAGACAATATACTTACTTATGGCTATGAATATCGCAACGGTTTTGACTGTGTATTCTGGTGTCACGATGAAGTGAAAATGCCCGAGACGGAAGAGATCAAAGAAGTAATCCTTGGAGATGATATCAATGACCGCCTTGAAGCTCGTCTTGATGGAGTGGAACGGTATGCGGTGACAGGCAACCAAAAGCAAACAAGTGAATCGGACGCGCTTAATGATGAGCTTGGAAAACGACTTAATGGAGCGTAAAAAATGGCAACATTAAAAAACAACATATATCAAGCGATATCCGATTTTAACGACATTGAGGCTGCGATTGAAGAAAGCGGCGTAGATGTACCATATGACACCAATACAAGCGAATACGGAGACCTTGTAAGGCAAGCCGTATCAAATGCTAAAGGTGTATACAATGCGGATACGCACTATGATTTCCCCTCGGTCGGAAGAATTGACGTGATTTATAAGGCACAGTCCGAAAAACTCATGTATCAGTGGAATCCTACCGAGTTGAAATACGAAGCGTTAGGCGCTTCGGTAGAAATTGACGTGAATAGCGTCGAAACAATAAATGGAGGAAACGCACATGGCTAATCTGAACGCGAGAATCGTACTTCGTAACGATTCAACTGCAAATTGGCTCGCCAACAGCTCGCAAGTACTCTTAAAAGGTGAAGTCGGAATAGAATTTCTCACCGACGGCACTGTTAAGATGAAAGTGGGCGACGGCACAAGGACGTGGGATCAGCTCGAATATTTCGGTGATACCACATCTATTGAGCAGATCGATGCTGAAAAGGTGTATTTCAGTAAAGATTTGGTCGCAACGTCGCAAATCGGTAACATCACACTCACGAACGGTCAGGCAACAATAGCGGCGAACGGTAAAAACCTCAAGCAAGTCTGGGATATGATTTTCGTGAAGGAAAAGAACCCGACTATCACCCAACCGTCCGTAGGGCTTACTTTTAGCGCAGCAAAAGCGTATGAGGTTGGTACTGAGGTTACACCGTCTTATTCGGCTACGCTCAATGCCGGTAGCTATCAATACGGAGACAGCACAGGAATCACTGCTACCGCATGGGAAATCAGTGATACTGCCGGGAATACCTCGGACAAAGCGTCCGGAAGTTTCCCTGCTGTTACTGTAACCGATGCAACCAATTACAAAATCACCGCAAAGGCAACTCACGGCGACGGTACAGTGCCGAAAACAAATACCGGAAACCCGTATGCGGCAGGGCAGATTAAAGCTGGAACAAAGACTGCTACTTCCGGAGCTATTACCGGATTCAGAAACTCGTTCTATGGCGTAATGACAGCTAAAGATACGGTCGATTCGGCTGCTATACGCGCACTTACTGACAAATCCGGCAAGGCTCTTGCCAATGGTGCAAAGTTCAGCGTGACAATCCCGGTCGGAGCGCTTCGCGTGGTTATTGCTTACCCTGCAACGCTCAGGGATGTAACTTCTATCGCCGACGTGAACGGTATGAACGCAGAAATCAAGTCCAGTTTCTCGAAGACCACAGTATCTGTTGAGGGCGCGAACGGCGCAACCGCAATAGATTATAAGGTTTACACAATGGATTTCGCAAATGCAAACGATACCGCAAACACGTATGCGGTACAAATCTGATGGAGGTGTGAAATATGGCTGAATTCGGAAAACTGAACTTTTCGGTTAGTTTTAACCCGACCTCCGCATTCCCGCTTGATGCAAGAAGCTATTTCGAAAGTCTCACACAGGCTACGGCGGCGGCGGCAACTGCTGATGTGGCGGGCAGCTCGACAACAACATATTACTACGGTCAGACTGTCGTTGTCGTAGAGAATAGCGTCGCTACTCTTTACATCATCCAGCCCGACAAGACGCTGAAAGAAGTAGGCTCTGTCCCGGTTGGCGATGGGAAGTCGATCACTGTTGAAGACGGCAAGATTAAAATTGTTGGCTTTGATGCGGCGGAAGTAGGAGCACAGCCTCGCAAAAAGGCTGACGGCACGGTTGAGTGGGTAAAGCCCGATACGACTACTGTTGAGGGGCTTCAAACTCTCGTTTCTGGACTTGAATCCGATGTTGAAACATTGCAGATCGGCAAGGCGGACGCAAGCAGTGTTTATACCAAAACAGAGATTGACGGCAAGCTCTCTGGTGTATATCACTATAAAGGAAGCGTTGCGAAGTATAGTGATCTTCCCACCGATGCTTCTTCCGGCGATGTGTACAATATCGAAGCGGCTAACAAAACTAACGGCATTAAAGCTGGTGATAATGTCGCGTGGAATGGTACGGCGTGGGACGTGCTCGCCGGAACAATCGATCTCTCAGGCTATGCTACAACAACCGCGCTTGACGGCAAAGTAGACAAGGTTGAAGGTTCGCGCCTGATGACCAATGCAGAGGGTACAAAGCTTGAAGGCATTGCGGCGGGCGCACAAGTCAACGCGATTGATTCTGTTGATACCGCTCAATTCAGTCTTGGCGACGCGAAAAAGCTTACTCTGCTTGACATTGCAATGGCAAAGGTTACAGGGCTTACCGACGCGCTTGCTGGAAAGGTCGATAAGGTCGAAGGTTCGCGCCTTATTACGGACGCAGAGGGAACAAAGCTCGCAGGAATTGAGAGCGGCGCTCAGGCAAACACCATCGAAAATGTAAAGGTAGGCGGCGTTGCACTTGCGATCTCTGAAAAGAGCGTTAACATTCCGACAGCCGGGGAAAGCCTTGGCGCGGTAAAGTCGGCAACCGGCACAAACAACGTCACTGTTGATGCTGACGGTATCATGACAGTGAACAAGCTCGATGTCAATAATCTTGTACAAGAATCCGAGGACACGCTTATTCTCAATGGCGGTTCATCGGCAAATTAACGGAGGTAACACATAATGGCAGAAAAAACAATCAATACTCGCATACTTCTTAAGTATGATACTTATGAGAACTGGACTACCAACAATCCGGTTCTCAAGAAGGGCGAAATTGCTATCGCCACTATCCCGTCCAACAAGGATGGTGTACAGAATGCGCCGTCCATACTCATAAAGGTTGGCGACGGCACAAGCGCGTATAAGGCGCTCAAGTTCGTAAGCGGGCTTGCGGCTGATGTATACGGCTGGGCAAAGGCGGCAGAAAAGCCGAGCTATGCGGCTTCTGAAATCACTGGACTTTCCGACTACATTTCCGGCAAGGTTCAGGACACCGATACACAGTACAAGATCGTAAAAGTCGACAATTACAATTACAAGCTCCAGTCTAAGGCACTCAACGGCGAATGGGCAGATGTTACCGGCGGCGCGATTGCTATTCCGAAATATGACGATGCCGGCGTAAAGGCTGACATTGATGCTCTCGAAGCACTGGTCGGCTCGACAGCCGTTGCTACTCAAATTTCGACCGCAATTAACGCAATCAAAGACGGCACGACCATTGATAGCTTTGCGGATGTCGAGACCGCACTCGAAGGCAAACAGGCTACCGGCGACTATGCAACCAAGACAGAAGCACAGGGCTACGCCAACGCAAAGGATACAGCAATTGCGGCGGCAAAGAAAGCTGGCGACGACGCGCAGGCTGCCGTCAACACGCTCACGACCACCGTTGAAACGCTGGTTGGCGATGATGCCAATAAATCCGCTCGCGCAATCGCGGCAGAAGAGACTGCAAAGATTGTTGCCGGTGCAGATAAGTCGTATGACACGCTCAAGGAGATAGCGGACTGGATTTCCAGCCATACCACCTCCGCAACGGCGATGAATACGCAGATCAATACCAACAAAGAGGATATTGCAACTCTCAAGACAACCACAACAGGGCTGAGAACAGACCTTGATGCTCTCGATGACTCTCTTGCGGCTATTGCTAAGACAGGCAATATCAACGACCTTGTTCAGACTACAGGCGACGTTCTTATATTTGACTGCGGCAACGCTACTATCTAACGCATAAAGAAAATAAAACGGAACACCTCGTCAATCGACGGGGTGTTTGCCGTGCAAAGGAGGGACTATTACGGAAAAAACGGTAAACGCTCGTATTAAGCTCAAACGCGATACAAGCGCAAACTGGACAAGTAAAAATCCGGTACTGCTCAATGGCGAAATGATATTAGTCGATACAGCAGACGGAGAAGTGCGTAAGAAGATAGGCGACGGTAAGAAAACATACACGCAATTGCCTTTTTGTGATGAAGCAATTAAGTCATATGTTGATAATCGCATACCCGCTTCTTCTTCCACTGATTCCGGCAAACATCTCGAAGTCGATAGCAACGGAAAAGCGGCATGGATGAATGCGCCTACTGCACCGTGGAAGTTTGCTTATGATAGTTACGGTGATGTGCTGTCATTGGAGAGAAGCGTTACTGGGTACACAAAATCGAAAACAATCACTCCATACAACATAGCTGGAACAGTTGATATCAGCAACGTATCAAACGCATACAGCAATACCGATAATACAGCATACGCGCAAATCGCAACATCGACAACAGCAAGTAAAATAACGCTGTATATAGACACCGGGATACCCTCTGACGCGAGTATAACTTCGTTGGCAATATCGTTCAAAACGGCAGCAACTTCAATATCTACGTCGGTGTTCAGTACGAGGCAATATTCTGTAAAATGCGGTGGAAACACACTTGGAAGCGGCTCGTTCTCACTATCGACGACCGGAAGAATTACGACCGTTACTGTGACGGATATGACGAAAATCGTCTCCCCGATTATCGTTATTGAACTTACAATAGCGGCAACGGCAGGACACTATTTGAAGCTTTTTGGCGCACAAGTGGAGATTGGATACTCTTCTTCTCGCGAGCGCGTTTCTATCATAAGGCAAGGAAATCTTGCGGTTGGAGACCATTATCACAACGATTATGCTACGAAAGATATGCTCGGATTCGACCCGTAATGTAGACGGATAAATTCATAAAATCAGGAGTGAAACGGCGATGACATGGGAAATTCTTGCTGGGCTTATAACTATAGTAGGCTCTCTTATCGCAATGGGAACTGTGCTTGTCAAACTTGTGAAGACACTCACAAAGCTTGACGATACGCTCTCAAGTCTCGAAGCAGAGATAAAAGAGCTGAAAGTAGCCAACAAAGAATCGCATGGGCGTATCTATGATAGGCTCGACGAACACGACAAAACACTTGATGACCATGAAATGAGAATTCATGATCTCGAACAAAAATAACCTGTATTACAGGAAATTATAGGAGGAATACATTATGGCACTTGACGTAAGAGTCAAAATCGACATGGCGAAAGTCGCCGGTACTCTTGGATTCGGCTATCCGCTCATCCTCGAAGAGAACGCAACAGCCGCAACTGCTTACACTGAATGCACAAGCATTGATGCTGTGGCAACCGCCGGTTACGACAAGACTTCGAAGGTATACAAAGCAGCGCAGCTCATGTTTATGCAAGACCACAAGCCCGCAAAGATTGCAGTTTGCTCTTGCACTGATGGAGCGGATGACTGGCTCGGCACTGAATCCAATATCACGAAGGGTTGGAGACAGCTTGTCGTAATCAATGGCGGAGAGGAAGCAAGCGCGACGGCAGTAACTGCAATTGCAACTGCAATCGAAGCGGCAAAGGTCGAGAAGATTTTCTTCGCAAATGTCGATATGCCGCAGTCGCTTACTTCAATCACTCCGACTGTTACCGGGAAGGATAGAACCGTCGTGTTCTATTACACCGCTACCGCTGATATCCCTGTACCTGTCGCGGCTCTTGCTGGCGAAATCGGCGGTCTCACTCCGGGTTCGTACACAGTGAATAACCTCACGCTCAAGGGGCTTACACCGCTTGAACTTTCTGAGGAAGATATCGAAAAACTGCATACCGCTGGCGGCATTACCTTCGTGCTGTCTGCCGGTGATGGCGTATGCTCCGAGGGCAAAGTATCGAGCGGCGAATACATTGATATCGTCGATGGTAACGACTATATCAAGCAACAGCTCGAGTACAGAACCCAGAAAGTATTTAACAACAACCTCAAAGTGCCGTATACCAATGTTGGTATCGCACTGCTTGAGAGTGCCGCTATCGGTGTTATGCAGAACGCACAAAATCTCGGAATCATCGAGGATTTCACTGTGGAGTATGCGCTTCGTGAGCAGACCACTGAAGAGGACAGAGCGGCACGCAAGTACCTTGGCGGCTCTGTAAAATACTCGATGCAGGGTGCAATTCACTACATTGAGATCATGTGTGAAGCAAAGCTCTAAGCACATAATCGGTTCAAATGAAAACAGGGGACGCGCAACCGTCCCCTTTGAATTACAAGGAGGATAATAATATGCCTAACGTAACGCGATACAACGCCAAAGATTGCACAGTCGTCGTTGACGGTGTATATATCACCGGTCTCGGTGAGGATATGATCTCTATCGAGAAAGAGGAAGCACTTGCAGAAAACGTCGTAGGTGCTCAGGGCGACATTGTACGTTCCGAAATCAACAACTCGATTTACAACATCACCATCACCGTCCAGATCACAAGCCCGCAGCTTCAATATCTGCTTTCACTTAAGAACCGTAAGGAGTCTTTCCCAATCTGGATAAACAACAAAGCTCTCGGTCTTCGTGCTGGCGGCGAGATGTGCAACATCACCGAAATGCCGGAGATCGCACTCGGCGCGGAAGCGGAGGACTTGGAAATCACCTTCACCGCTTATGACGGTGACATTATCGCGGCATAACAAAGTTGTCAGAATAGTCTTGACAATTGAAAGTTATTGTGATATAATTATATATAGTGGATAGGTAACGCGAACTGACAAGGGCGGCGCTCCGACCGCCCTTCCACTATACATATCATGCGTCGGAGTGTTTACACGGAGATAAGCAACGGAGACAATCATTAACATAATTCGGAGGATAAAGTTATGGCAAACTTCTATACGGCAAAAAAGGAAATCGGCGGAAGAACCTACGTCGCACAATTCAACGGAATTTCGGCGGCACTTAAGGCGGTCGACAACTCGTACATTGAAGGAACGAGCAACACTTCTCTTGAAAAGCTTTCAAAGTACCTGTTCGACAACGTGATTGTTGAGCCGAAAGGACTTACAGCAGACGACTTCGATAGTCTGGATGAGTTCAATGAAGTTGTCGCATTCGCTCGTGAGGTAATGCAGGGCAATTTTCGAGAAGCCGAAGTCGAAAAGCCGACTAACAAGGGAAGTAAGGGATAACTGGAACGCATGGCGACTGATTTATTGTGAGTATGCGAATTTCACCTATGATGAGGTGTTTCACCGCATGACCCCACAAGAAATTGCAGAAGCCAATATCGCCCTTGATCTCGTACAAGAGCAATTAAAGAAAGCGACCAAAAAGAAATAAAGCACCCGATTCGGGTGCTTTTTGTTTTATAACTCCTTATGAAAGGAGGTAGTTTATGGCGAATGAAAACGTAATCCGGCATGACGTAATACAAATCGACATAGACACAGATTCCAAAGGTCTTGAATCTGTTCTCAAAATGCTCGATGAGATGAAGGAACAGCTCACAGGCGGCGTTGATGACGGGCTTGATAATCTCAAAAAGTCGGTTAAAGGCGCAGGAAATGAGGACGGAATTGAACGGTTAGCCAACGACACGAAGAAGCTGACCGATAATGCGGATAAGGCTACAAAAGCGGTAAAGAAAACCGCAAATACTGATACAAGCAAGCTCAGGAGCGGCTTACAGAAAGTCGGGAATCAACTGTCTACCATCGGCAAGAAAGCGGCTGGCGTTGCCTATACCGGGCTTAAAAAGATGGCGGGCATATCCTTCAAGGCACTTGCCGCCGGGCTTACTGGAGCGGCTACAGCCGTTGCGGCACTTGTCGGGAAATCAGTATCGGCGTATGCGGATTATGAGCAATATGTAGGCGGCGTTGAGACGCTGTTCAAGGATAATGCCGGAACGGTACAAAAATTTGCAAATGACGCATATAAGACTGCCGGGCTGTCTGCGAATGAGTACATGGATACTGTTACATCGTTCTCGGCAAGCCTTATTACAAGCCTTGGAGGGGATACCAAAAAGGCGGCAAATTATGCGAATACTGCAATAGTCGATATGTCTGATAATGCGAACAAAATGGGTACTGACATGGGCAGTATTCAGGACGCTTATCAGGGTTTTGCAAAGCAAAACTACACAATGCTGGATAACCTCAAGTTAGGTTACGGCGGCACTCAAGAGGAAATGAAACGTCTTATCAAAGACGCTTCAAAACTCGATAAGAGCGTTGACGCAAATAGTATGTCGTTCTCGAACATCGTGAAAGCAATTCACGCTGTGCAAGAGAACATGGACATAACCGGAACGACTGCCAAAGAAGCCGACAAAACAATAAGCGGCTCACTTTCTTCTCTTAAGTCTGCATGGAATAATCTGCTTCCGTCTTTGATTCAAGGCGGCGACAGTTTTGATCAATGCGTCGATAATCTCGTAGAATCCGCATTGACATTTAAGGACAATATCATGCCCGCCGTCGAAAAGGCATTATCCGGGCTTGGCACATTGATTGAAAAATTAGCTCCGACTATCGAAAAACATTTCCCTGTTCTCGTTGATGAATTGCTCCCACCTCTGATTAAGGCGGCAACGGCATTACTGAAAGGTCTTATTAAGGCGTTACCGAGTATTATCAAAACGATAATAAGGGAATTGCCGGAAGTTATCAAACAGCTTGGACAGGCAATTGCGGAGGCGTTCGGCACTGAATTCCCGGCACTTGATAAAATCGGCGGTGCAATTGCTGAAAAGGCAAGTGCGATAGCGAAGTTCATTCCGTACCTCGTTGGATTTGTTGCGTTATACAAGATAATCAAAAAGGTGTCCGGGCTGTTCGGCAAAGCTCCCGGTGGCGCGGGTGACGGTAACGGCGGAGGAATTACCGGTGTCTTTGAGGGGCTGGCAAAAGCCAACACGAAAACGATATTAAAGGGCATTGGAAACCTTACGATTATCCTTGCAAGCATTACAGCTCTCACGGCAGTGATGATGAAGTTAGCTCCGAAAATTGCAAGTCTCGGTGACATGAAGTCGTTCGCAAAGGTCATAACAGCTATTACCGCAATGGGACTTGTTGGGACGGCTTTAGCATGGCTTAGCGGAAAAGTCGGAAACATACCGGTTTCTACAGTAGCGCTCGGACTTGCAAACATGGCTATTGTGCTTGCCGGTCTTGGAGCACTGACGGCTGTATTTTTATGGCTTGCTCCAAAGATAGCTGATCTTGGCGACCTTAAATCCATACTAAAAGTCGCTAAAGTAATGTTGATTCTCGGAGTGGTCGGAACGGCTCTAACGGTGTTCGCCGGAATCGCGGGAGTAATACCCATTCCGGTTGTACTGGCAGGGTTGGCGAACATTGCGCTTGTACTCGGCGGAGTAACCGCGCTTATAGTCGCGTATGGAGCTTTAGCTCAAGTTCCGGGATTCAACGATTTCATCAATAAAGGCGGCGAATTGCTTGCAAAAGTGTTCAATGTCATTGGTAAATGCGTCGGCTCTATCATCGGTGGAGTAGGAGAGGGCATAACAAACTCTCTTCCCAAAATAGGAGCAAATCTTACTGCTTTTGCAAGATCGCTCAAGCCTATGTTTGAGATTTTTGCTGGGGCAGACATGAGCGGGATTGGAAGTTTCTTTAGCTCGTTCGGCAGTTTTATGCTGAAAATGGCAGGGAACGATATACTCAGCTTTTTCACAGGCGGCACTGATCTTGGCAAGCTTGGCACACAATTATCTGCTTTTGCTGATGGCTCTTCAACATTCTTCAACAAAATTGCGGGAATCCCCGAAACCGGATTCAAGAACGGCAAGCTGCTGTTTGATACTCTCGCTGGGATGAAGAGCCTTCCGAAAGAGGGCGGCGTTGTGGGCTGGTTCTCTGGAGATGTGAATTATGCCAATATCGCAAGTGGTCTCAAACAGCTCTCGAGTGAGAGAGTTATCGGATTCTTTAGTGCGGTATCAAAGCTTAAAGAGCAGGGATTCACAAATGCGAAATCCTTGTTCAGCACTCTTGCAGGCTTGAAAAAGCTCCCGAAAGAGGGCGGAGTTGTCGGTTGGTTCTCCGGCGATGTTAATTACACCAATCTCGCCACTGGTCTTGGACAGCTTTCGAGCGAAAAGATTGTCGGGTTCTTCAAGATGGTCTCGCAATTCGATAAGACCACATTCACCAACACGACGGCATTATTCAAGGCTCTTGCAAACATAGACAGCTTACCAAAGAGCGGTGGACTTCTTTCATGGGCAAACGGCGACACAAAGCTTGCTGATATTGCCGATGACTTAAAGTACTTTGCAGAAACCGCGACTGACTTCTTCACTCAGGTAAATAGTCTTAAAGTCGGAAACTTGAATGCTCTGTGGAAATCCCTGAGTAAATCCGAAAGCGTGACAAGGCACGTATCGGAAGTTATAGACGATAAGATATCCGATATCGTCAAAAAGATTTCCGAACTCCCTGTCAAAATGGGCGAAGGGCTTGAAAAATCAGGCAACAGCCTTGCAGAAAGCCTTGCAAAGATATGGAAAGATGCAGTCATAGCGTCTGTCAATCCGGTTAATAAGGTTATTTCCGGTGCAAACTGGATTCTCAAGCAATTTGGCTCTGATAAGAAAGTCGTACCGTGGCAACCGTATGCAAAAGGCACTGACGGGCATAAAGGCGGGAACGCGCTTGTCAATGATGGCAACGGTGCGGAACTCGTTCAAATGCCGAACGGAAAAGCCTTTATCCCGAACGGCAAGAATGTATTTCTCCCGAATGCTCCAAAGGGCATGAAAGTGCTGACAGCAGAGCAGACCGCAAAGCTCATGGGCAGACATTCACCGACGTTCCGCTATGCGAAAGGTACAGACGATGTTGATATATGGGAGTATGCCGATAACTCGAAGGGCTTAATCAACGCAGTGATGAAGAAATTCGTCAACTATGACGGCACGAAGGGCTACGCGAAGGACATGAGTAAAGGCATGGTCTCGACTGTATCGGGCGAAATGCCAAAATGGGCTGATAAGCTCATCGATGAGGTCGGAAGCCTTGCCAATTATACACCGTCCGGCGGCGTAAAGCAGTGGAAGTCAACCGTCATACGCGCGTTGAAAATGGAAGGTCAGTACAATGCGGCGAACGTCGCAAAGACACTGTATCAGATGCAGACGGAGAGCGGCGGCAACCCGAGAGCAATAAACCTTTGGGATAGCAATGCCAAAAAAGGCACACCGTCAAAGGGCTTAATGCAAGTCATTGACCCGACATTCAAGTCATACGCGCGTGCGGGCTTCAACAAGAACGTCTATGACCCGCTGAGTAACATTCTCGCGTCGATTCGATATGCAAAATCCAGATATGGTTCGTTGGCACGAGCTTATCAAGGTCACGGCTATGCGAACGGTGGGCTTGTTAATAAACCCGGCTGGATTGGTGAAGGCAATAGGAAGGAAATGGTCATCCCGCTGTCTGCAAGCAAGCGTCAAAGAGCACTTGATCTGTGGGGGCAAACCGGAAGTATGCTTGGCGTATCGTACACGCCTGAGAGCGACAGTGTGGCGCGTGCAAGCAGTGTCGAGTATAACAGCTATTCCCCTTCTTTCGAACTCACCATAAGCGGTACAAGCGACGATAGAGCTATGGCACGTAAGGTCAAGAAGTGGATTGCCGAGGCGATGGACGAAGCGTTTGACAGCATGGAGCGGAAATCAGCACGCTTACAAGAAATATAAGGGAAGGGGCGTTATAGCCCCTTCTCAAATCACGTGAGGTGATAAAATGGCGATTCTCAACGGACTTTACATCTTTGTAGAAGACGAGGAAATCAACCGCGATATTGAGAGTACATCTCATCCGGTGGAAAGCGGCATAGATATCACGTCGTCGATACGAAGAAGCCCATTAGAAATATCGCTCAGCGGTAAAATAGTTGATGTCGGAAACCTGACGGCAGGAGATATTATCGCAAAGATATACAGCTTGCAGAAAAAGGGTTCTCTGATAAATTACAGTGGGCGGAACATCGAGACCGGAGTACAAATCCAGTCTTTTTCCACCACTCATCCCAACACAAACGCCGGTGGAGCTGACTATAGTATGGTCTTGAAAGAGGTGCGAATAGCGAAAAGTGCTTACACACCTCAAGCAAAGAAGAAGGAACAGACGAAAAAGAAAAACAAGCCTGTTCTCAAGGTCGGTGCGATAGTTGTATTCAAAGGCGGCAATGTGCATGTTTCGTCGGATGCAAAAAAACCGGCTGCAAAGCGCGGAAGAAGTACTTGCAAAATCACAATTATCAATACTCGAAGTTGGGCAATTCATCCATACCACTTGATCAGTACTGACGGCGGACGAGTTTACGGATGGGTTGATAAAGCAAATATTGAAGGAGTACCGTCAAGCGGAACATCGGCAAAAACCAATGCGGGCACTCAACAGGTACAGAAGAGTTCGGCGAAAAGCGGCGGAGGTAAAGCAAGCAAAAGCGGCGGTGCAGGACGAGCGGCGGCGAAAAAAACCGCCGCGAAAAGGGCGGCGGATAGAGCAGAAAAAATTGCAAAATCAACTGTGACTTATACGTATTACACAGTTAAGCCGGGTGATACTGTTTTCAAACTCGTCAATACTACGTTCAAAGACAAAGGCTTGACCGTGAAAGACATAATGGACGCTAACCCCTCCGCTTTTCTCATAAAGGGCGTTGCAACGACCTTGAGAATAGGTGTACGGCTTAGAATTCCCAGCGTCGGCATATTGAACAGACCGCATGACGGTGGCGGCGGCAAATTCTGAAAGTGGGTGAACCATGTACGATACCATAGTAATTAACAAGGAACTTGTTCCATACACATTTGAGATTATTCTCGGTGGCGAACTGTTCACAATGGGCGTTGACTACAATGAATCATACGGCTTTTTCACTGTAAGTCTGACAAAGGACGATGAAACAATTTGCAATGGTGAAAAAATCGTCTACGGCAAGCCGCTATTTCAGGAAATCTTCGAAAGTGATAAATTCCCATCCGTTGAAATTGTGCCTGTCGACTTAAGCGGCGAAATGAGCGAAGTGACATTTGATAATCTGTCCGAGACTGTACAGCTTATCATAAACGACCAAGAGGAAGATGTATTGGAAGGACGGTAATGTGATATGTCGCGATTCATAAAAAACGGTGAGAATAAACACCGTTCGCGGTTGGTTAAGGCAGTAAAAGCACTGCCGGAACAACTTGATTCTTATGTTATCGACCCGGCGACGCGCGGCGTGTTTGGTAGCAAGGCAAGAATCACTTCCGAGGGTGTATCGATAAAATCAGACGATCTTGACGTTGAGTTTGACGTTAATTTCGACGACGATCTCGAGCCGAATGAAGCGAACATAACGGTCTATAATCTATCCGCAAATACGATAAGCAAGCTGAAATATCACAACACGCTGACCATAACAGCGGGATTTGGCAACGATACCGGAATCGTATTTACTGGATTCATAGACAAGGTGCTGACCGAATATGACGGAGCGGATAAGGTGACAAAGATACGTTGCTATGACGATATTTCCAATAAAACGTTGCAAGAACTGACCTATTCAGCGAACACGACGGCAAGCTACATTCTACGCAGCTTACTGAACAAAACCGGATTGCCGATAGCGGTATTCAAGCCGCGCCGGAACTGGACGTATAAGGATGAGCAGAAAGTCGACGGCTCTTTGGCTGAAAATATCAAGAAATATTCGGAAGTGTGCGGAGTAAGTACGTTCGTAAAAAACGGCAAGATTTACAGCCGCTATATCAAAGAAGGAGACGCGACCCACTTCACGATATCTGAGCAAACCGGCATGATAGGCTCACCGAGTGAATACGAGGAAGAAATAACTGCTGAGGATTACAAGGACGTTGTGAAAGGCTATGAGGTCGAAATGCTGTTGCAACACAGAATGTCAGCCGGTGCGATATGCAAAATAAAAAGTCTCATCACAAACGGCACATACAGAGTGAGAAGCGGCAGCCACTCTTTCTCAAACGGCGAGTGCATAACTAAAGCAAAACTAATGTGAAACTAAAATCAAACTAAGTCAAACTAAGTTTGATTTGGTAGTTTCACTTAGTTAAAGCAAACAGGGGGTGAACAATGGGAAGGCTTAAATTTATCGACGATCTGATAGAAGGCAAGCTTTTATCTTTGCATACGTGCTTTTTGGCACGTGTGATATCGGTAAGCGGCGACCTTAAAACGGCAAAAATATTGCCGCTCGGAAAGACAAAAGCATATGGTGAAACTGCTATCTCTCAGTCTCCATTGAGTAATGTACCGATTGCGAACAATGCGCGATACAAATACGCGCTAAAGACTATCAACTATGTAAACAAAGACCCGAAACTTATCACTCAGTCGGCGGACGCATATCTTACCGGAGCGTCTTTGATATACGAGAATAAGAGCGAAAATGTTGCGGTAGTTAAGCCGATAGAAGCCGGAGACATTGCGGTGTGTGTATGCGGAGAACGCAACATATCAGACGCAAAGAACGGAGTAAATAACGCTCCTCCCGCCGGACACCATTCGATGAGTGACGCAATCATTATCGGCGTATTGTGAGGTGAAACATGAAAAACTTCGAACTTAACGACGAGCATGACGTTGTTATCGAGAATGGGAAAATCCTTATGGCGGAAGGTACAGAGCTGACACGGCAAAGTGCTGAATGCGTGCTCAATACCAAAATCGGCGAGTGGTTTCTTAATGACGATGTAGGTATCGACATGAACGCGCTGTTAGGGAAAAACTTTCCCGATGATGACGAAATGAAAAGCATAATCCTTCAAGGTTTGCGGCAAATTGACGAGACATTTGAGATAACAGCGTTCAAGGCTGACTATGACAGGGCAACACGAAAAATGAAGATTGAACTGACCGCTATGACGGAAAGCGGTGAAACAATCGATCTTTCTGATATATGGGGGTGAGTAAGTGGCTTTAACGGAAAAGGGCTTTTCACGGCGAACCTTCGACGATATCTTATCTGACAAAATCACAAAAGCGAAAGAACTGTTCGGAGAGGATATTGACACGAGCGAAAATACGCCGTTCGGGAAGTTTCTCCGAATCAATGCCTATGATCAGGCGCTGACTGAGGAAGAAGCGGAGAATATCTATTATTCTATCTTTCCGAGTACAGCAACCGGGCAAAATCTTGATAGACTTTGCTGGATTGTTGGCATATCACGCAATCCGGCGGTCGCGGCTGAATATACTATTAATGTGAGCGGTACGGCGGGCACTGAGTTCCCGGTCGGTACAATGGTATCGACGGATTCTGAGCTTACATTCTACTGCGTGGAGACAAAGACTGTTGGCACAGGCGGAACGGTACAAGCTACGGTCGCTTGTACACAGGCGGGCGAAATCGGGAACATCGTTGCAACGGATATAGTCAAAATGGTTAACCCAGTCGCAAATATAACCGGGGTAGTTGGCGTGTCTCAAACCGTCACTGGAAGTGAGGTCGAAGATGACTACGATTTACGTAGTCGGTATGATATCGCAAAAGAAGGTCTCGGCAGTTGCAACGAGCCGTCAATCCGCGCCGCGCTGATGAATATTCCTACTGTTGAATCGGTCGGAATTATCGTCAATGAGACCAACGAAACCGATAGCGCGGGGAGACCCGCTCGAAGCTTTCAGTGCTATGTGGCTGGCGGCGCAAACTATGAGCAACAGATAGCCGAAGCGATATTTGCAAACAAGCCTATCGGGATACTGACACATGGCGCGGTATCAAAGACCGTAACCGATGAAGGCGGCTATACGCATACCGTCAAGTTCTCACATACGGAAAAGATAACGGTATATGTCCGAATCTCGATTACGACAGAGCCAAAGTTCGCCGGAGACACTGGCAAGCAGAGCATAAAAGAGAACATGAGAGAGTACATTGACGGTCTCGGTGTTGGCAAAACGCTGATTCTCACGTCTCTTTATGGGCTTATCCATGACGTAGAAGGTGTGGTCGATATAAGCGAAATCAAGCTATCGACAGACCAGACTACATGGCTTGCACGAAATATAACGACTGAATCCTATCAGAACTGTGTATTCGGCGGGCTGAGAATCAAGCTCAACGATGCTACGGATTATGAGGTGATACCGTGAGCGCATTTAATCGTGATAATTTCGCGAAAAACTTGCCTGACGCATATGCAAAAAAGCCCGAAAGCAACAACTACAAGATACTCGAAATCGAGCGGCAAGCGGGGGCAAAACTGCGAGAAACGCTTGAAGCGGTTTTTGACATTATTGATATCGACAATGCCACAGGTGAAACGCTCGATCTTTACGGCGAGCGGTTCGGGCAATTGCGCGGCGAAGCAACCGATGACCAGTACCGCATAATGATAAAGGCAAAGTTGACGCGAAATCTCGCAAACGGCAGCTATCAATCTATCTGCGACGCTTTATGCGCGTCTTTCGGCTGTGAAAAGTCGGAATTGGCTTTTGAGGAAGTCGGGGGATGTGCGATAAGAGCAACCGCCGTTCCGGTCGAGAAAATCAATGAAGCGGGTTTCACGGCAACACAGGCAAAGGCTCTTATGAAATCTATGTTGCCGGTCGGTATCACACTTGATGATATCGTCGTCGGCGGTACATTCTGTTTTGCCGCCGGAGAAGGCGAGACGGACGCAAATGCAGGATTCACAGACGTTGAGGGTGGCACGACAGGCGGTACATTTGCAACAATTTTTGGAGCGGAAGAAGAAATTCCGTTACCTATTTAAGGAGTGATATAATGGCACACACATTCGAACACACGCTCGACGAGTGGGCAAAAAACGGCACGAAATCAGCTCCCAGTAGCACGCTGAAAAGCACCGGATTTGTCGGCGGAATGAAGCCCCCGGCGAGCGTTTTTAACTATCAGTGGGACAAAATCGCAAAGGCAATCAGCGAGTTACAGCAATACGCGCTGACGGAAGACCCATCGGGCGGCATATGGCAAAACCTTGCGGCGGTAGCAACAAGCGGTAACTATAACGACTTGCTTAATAAGCCGGAACTCAAGGCTGTAGCAACAAGCGGCAACTACGCAGACTTGACTGGCGCACCTACGGGTTTTTCGGTCTACAACATCACGACAGCAAGCTATACGAACAATAAATACTCAATCCCGCTGACCTATAGTAGGTACATCTACTTTCTCAACGGAAGCCTAAAAAGCATCAACGCCAACTATGATGATATACCATCATGCGTGAGCTGGGGCTGTATTAACAAAAATGATGCGATGATATTATCATACCATCTCAAGGAGACTGACCGCAATCAAGACTGGTACGGTGAGACCATCTTGGACTATGGCAATTACGCATCCCATCAAAGTTCTTATACTCCTATTGGAGATGCTGCCGCAGCCTCAATTTCGGAAAATAATCTATCTTTCGACAGTCGCAATTATA